GACTATTAAACGTTATAGTCAACTTGCTATGGTAATGGGTCCAGTTGCAATCAAATCCATAGGTGATCCAGCTGAATTGGCTAAGCTTACTGATTCTTCATTCAAGAGTATTGTAACTATTGCTACATATCTTGGTGAAAAAGCTAGAGGTGCAGATCAAGTATTCAACTTCAAAGGGAATCTTTCTGACTTTATTAAAATGCCTAATGATCGTATCGAATTCTTAGGTAGATTAATCAACTATGGTTTGAATCCAGCTATGTGGATTGAAACAGCAGAGTATGCATGGGATAAACGTGGATTGATGACTTCAGGTATCTATACTCCACATCAATATGCAGAAATGCTTAATGAGATGAATGATAAAGACAGTAAGTCTAGTCTTGCAAGCATTAACGCTGGTTTGAATACTGCATTATCTAGTGGTGGAGCTGACCAAGCTACACAAATATTCAATTATCAGACTGGTAGATATGAACCTAATGCTGCTAGTATCCAACGTAAGTTTGATAAAGATGGTAATGAAGTATATGTATCTACAGATGGTTCAGTTAATACAGCTGATACTGAATCTGGTCGTGATAAGAAGAAAGCTGAAGAAGAGAAAGATGAAAAGAATGCTGAGCGTCAAGGTTCTATCTTCTCTAAAGCTCTTGGTAAGATTAAAGGCTTTGGTCAATCTATGAAAGATGGTGCCAGTGCTGTTAAAGAAAAATCTCAAGGTTTCTTACATGATATCGTAGATAGTGTTATGGGTAAAGGTGGTCTATTCGGTGGTATTGGTACTATCCTTGGTGGTGGTATGCTATTATCATTCATTGCACCAATGCTTCCTGAGATAGGTAAAATCTTAACTCATACATTATTACCTGCTGTAGGTGGATTCTTAAAAAATACTGTTTTGCCAATGGTTTTAGGTGGTCTTAAAACAGGACTTACTGGTTTGGTTAATGGTTTCTTAGGTAAAAAAGAGAGACTCAAGACTGACGAGAATGGTAATCCAGAATATGATGAGAATGGTAATCAAAAAACTGAAACGTATTATGATCCAAATATGGAAGATATGTTATTCCATGGTGGTATATTAACTTTCTTAGGTTATAAGACATATAAAACTGGTAAAAAAGTAGTCGATGCAGCTAGCGATATCGCTAAAGGTGCTAGTAAACTTGCATCTGGTGTCGGTAGAGGATTTAGATTTGGTAAAAATCTTAAAGATGGTAAGAAGTTCAAAGATGCATGGCAATTAAGTAAAGCATCTAAAGGTGCAGCTGAGTTAGTTAAAGATGCAGATAAAGCTAAGAACTTAGCTAAGGCTGGTAGATTTGCTGACTTTAAAGCTGGCTTTAAAAATAGTATGGGTCTTCATATGGAAAGTGCTAAGAATGCTATCAAGTCTGGTGCTAATAGAGGACTTAACTTCGCTAAGAGTAAATTTACTCCAGATAAAGTATCTAGCTTCTTTGAAAAAGCTACTGATGTAGCTAAGAATGCTGGTACTAAAGTAATGGAATTCTTAAAAGAAGTTCTTACTAAAGGTATTGAAAAGATTTCTCAGTATATTCCTAAATTGGCTGAGAAAGGTACTCAAATTGCTCCTAAAATTGCTGAGGTTGTATTGGCTGGTATTAAGAACTCTGCTAAGTTTGCTAAGCTTGTTGCTAAAGCTTCTGCTTATGTAGGTGCTTCTATGACTGGTATTGGTACAATTGTAGTTGCATTGATTACTGCATTGGACTTAGGCTACTCTGTTACTAGAGGTATTGAATCTTGGTACAACGTTGCTGAAGTATTAGCAGATGAAAATCCTCCAACTGATGATGTTAAATGGTTAGCAGGTTTAGCTGCTGCTATTGACTCTGTATTATTTAGCGTTATCGGACCTGAAGTATTCTTTAAAGTATTGGCATACATGTTTGGTGCTAGTGAATTATTAGCTCCATTACAAGAACGTGCACAAAAAGCTTTAAGTGATTATAATGCTTCTAATAACTCTAAGATTGAATCTATTGCAGACTTCAATGATGATGTAGTTATGGAAGGTCAAGGTGGATTCTTCAATGATGTGAAGAAGACATTTGGTTTTGAAGGTGCTCAAGTTAAACGATATGCTGCAGCTCCTCCAGCTCAACCTGCCCCTGGTAAACCTCAAGGTGCTGGGAAAAATGGTAAAGCTACTGGTGGTGGATTGATAGGTGGAATGGGTAAAAACTTAGATAACTTATCTAAACAATCCTCTGGTTTGTTAGGTGGTATTACAAGTAAAGCTAGTGAATTACAAACAGCAGTATTCGGTAGTGGTAAATACTTCAAACAAACTGATCCTAGATATGCTAATATTAACTTCAATACATCTGGAGATAGTATAAATCAAACAATTGGAGATTCTGGTTGTGGTCCAGTTGCTGGCGCTAACGCTCTCAAAGCCCTTGGTGCAGGTACGATTAATCCAGCCGAAGCTTCTAATTTCGCGATTTCCGGGGGGTACAAGGGTACTGATACTGGGGTAGCTCCATCCTTCTTTGAAGGCTATGCTGCAAGTCATGGTGCTACATCTTATTCCACTGATGCTCGTGGTACAATTAACGCTTTGAAATCTGGTAATCCAGTTGTACTTCAAGGTGAATCTAAAGCTGGTACGTCTAGTGCACATCCATTTGGATCTTATCCTCACTATGTAACTGCAACTGGTTATGATGCTCGTACTGGTAAAGTTACTATCCAAGACCCTGAATCTAATCGTGATAATATGCAATATAATATCCGAGATGTATTACGTAATACTACTACAGCCAATGCTTTCGGTAAAGGAAGATTTGGTCGTGGTAAATTAACTCAAGGCATTAGATTTGGTCGCGGTGTTGAAGGCAATGTACCTATCATTTGGAATAAACTCCAAGGATTAGGGTTCGGTGATATTCACACTGCAGCGATCATGGGTAATATGGCTATTGAATCTGGATTTGATCCAACTATCAATGAAGGTGGCGGTGGTGGTGGCTTCGGTCTCTGCCAATGGGATGACCGTAAAGGTGACCTTGCTGAATTTGCTCAAAGAGCTGGTAAAGATCCATCTGATTTAGATATCCAATTACAATTCATCAAGTATGAATTACAAGGTCCTGAATCTGCAGCTGCTTCTGAGTTCTTTGCTGAAACTTCTGATGTAGATAAAGCTACAGAAATCTTCTGTACAAAATATGAACGTCCTCATATGCCATCTGCTAACTTAGAAGGACGTAAACAGGCTGCAAGAGAGATCTTACAATCTAAAGGTACTGGTAAAGTTACTAGTATTGCTGGTGGTAAAGCTGGTTCTTCTGGTAGTGCAAGAAAACCTGGTCTATTATCTCCACTCTTCGATATGTATAACAAAATGAAATCCAGTCTAGGTGCAGTACTTGGTATTGACTTAGGTGGTAACATGGGTAGTGCTATCGGAGGTGTTGGTGGAGTAGGTGGTGCAGTTGGTAACGGTAATACAAAAGCTGCTTCTAACTGGGCTGATTCCATGGTTGGTCAACAAGGTTATGGTAATAACGGTTGTACTACATTCGTAAATAAATATCTTGATCAAGCAGGTGTTAAACAAATCGATATGTATGTACCAACTGCTGAGACTAATGCTCAAAATAGTGGTACTCCATATGCATTTAAATCAGCTTCTCAAGGTGGTGCAGAAGGTGACGTTGTATTACTTAATACTCTCAAGGGTGATGCTGAAGCCGATCATGTAGTTATTGCTGACGGTAAAGGTGGATATTGGGGTAACTCCTCCAGTAGAAACGAAATCGTTAAAGGTGATATTGCTAATGACTTCGGTGCTGAGAATATTAATGGTTACATTGCAACAGGTGGTAGCGGTCAAGCTAGCGTACCATCCGGTTCTGCTACACGTCCACAATCTGAGATTGTTGGTGACTCCACATTAGATCTAGGTACAGGTAAACGATTTGGTCGTGCTAAAGGTATTCCTAAAGTAACTCAAATCGCTATCGAAGGTCGTGAATCATTCAGAGAACAAAACCAAGCTGTTAAACAACAAGTACGTTTTGGTCGTGGTTCTGATGATATTAGTTCAATGGTACCATCTGGTAACGATACTTCTGAAGAAATTCGTTTATTGAATGCTATCTACGTTGAATTGACTAAGATTACTGGTAACACTGCAGGTATTGGTGTTTTGCAAGACAATCAAGCTAAGACTGATGCTAAAGTGACTACAGTTCAATCTGGTCTTCAAGGTGCTATTGGTACATTAGGTAACAAACTTAATGAAAAGATTAATATGGTTTCCCAGAATATTCAAGGTCAAGTTAACCAAGTGACTAAGAATGTATCAGGAAATACTATCAATCAATTACAATATTTAGCTTCTAAATAACAAATTCCCCTTAGGATCATAGTAATCCTAAGGGGATTTTTTTTGCTTTTGTAAAAAATTACACAACTAACAACGAAGTAATAAAAATTATGTATGAGATGGAGTAGGTATGATAAACCCTACACGATCGAAAACCCGTGGCTAATTGGCGAAACTCCCGCCATAAACTTGCAGGTACGGATGCATGGAAAACGACTCCATGCAGTGGTACACCCTAACAGGTGTGCTTGACGTAAGCCCCTGCGGTTCCTCACAGTTGACTGAAGCAGACGAGAAGGTAGGAATACCGCTCTTTTTTTTCGTCTGTTTTGGCTCCTTGTGGGGGGGGGGGGGGGGGGGGGATAAACGAAAGTTTATAAGTCACCTATGATGAAGTGGAGTGCGGACGGGAACGGATGAAATAGGTGACGTATAAATAAAAGAAGTTTATACTAACTGAAACGTGAGAAAGATGTGTTGAATATCTATATTCAACTTTATCGATATACTAAAATTCATTGAAATAAGATTATCAGTATACTATTCAGTAGTATACTGATATAATATTTATCAATATATCAATTGAATAGAAGTTATCCGGTATATTATTATATATAAGAAAAATATCAGATAGAATAAGTTTATCAGTATATCAATAAGATAATTGTATCAGTATATAAATTGAGTATAAGTTATCCGGTATATTATTATATATAAGAAAAATTATCAGAATATCAATAAGTTAAGTTGTATCAGTATAAGTTATTGATATCTATTAGAAATTATCTATCAGATAGAATCAAAGATTATCAGTATACAAATTGAACACAAGTTATCGGGTATATATTAATATATAAGAAAAAGTTCTATCAATACAATTAGCTACATCTATTCCAATAGAAGTTTATAAGCTCGATATTATTCTATAAAACTCATATGTACGCACAAGTAACCTGAATACACAAACCACTGCCTTACGGCGTGGTTTGTTCTTTATTTAGGACGCGATTCCTCTCTGTTGTACGCTGTTGTGGATAGTGGCCTCCGGCCGGGTAATGGGAGAACTACGTTCTCCCCTTACAACCCCTCTCCTTTTTAAGGACGCGATTATAAGAGAAATTTAATATTAGCTTATATATTATTACTATGAAGCTATAAGATACTAAGAAAGTAGTATCTTATACACTATTAATTTATTTTACTATCAATATACTAATAAGATATTTATATTGATACACTGAAGGGAGATTATACTATAATGGAAAAGAGATTAGATATGAATATTCCTATTACTACAACAACTAACTTATTAATTGATACAATGATTAAAAGGGAATTGAAATCAATACCATTTAAATACATAGTAACCTTTGAGGGAACTGATTGTAGCTTTAAGGAAACTAATGCTAAGAAGTTAGTAAATTATATCCAAGATGAATTAGGATATAAAGCTAAGTTATTTAGTTTCCCATACTATAATAGTAAAAGTAGTTATCTATTACGGAACTACTTTAAGAATACTAGACATATTAAGGAAGTATCTCCTGAAATGATTAGTATGCTTTATGCATTCGACTTCTATGACAATTGGTATAATAAAATCAAAAGCTATTGTGATCTTGGTTATATTATCATAATGGACAGATGGATCTATTCCAATATCTACTATCAAGGAGTAAGAGCATTACAAAAACTACGTAGTGATCTATCAGTAGAGAATCTACGATATTATCTAGACTCTAATGAATTGAAAGACTTTATAAGTAACTATGAGAATATTATTTATAAAGAGTTAGAGTTACCAGATACGAATATCATGTTTAAGATGATTCATGATAAGAAATCTACTAAAGAGTTAATTGAAGAAAGAAAATCTGAGCATAGTATTAATGAAGATAACTTTAAATACTTAGAGTTAGTAAACGAACTATTTAAGAATCTCTTTGTTAATACGAGCTATTGTGTAAAGGAAATTCGACTAGATAAGAATACAGAAGAATTCCGTTCACCTGAAGATATCTTTAATGAAATTAAACTAGAGTTTGAACGTAACTTTAAACATCATTTAAAACAAATGGAGATTGAAGACTAATGAGCTTAATCGAGAAGATTAAAGCATGGTTTATGGACCATGAGGATATTGTACCGGAAACGATAGAGAAACCTAAGAGGGGACTTGATGTAGTTCTCTTGTATTGTAATTACTTTGATACAGAAAGAGATAAAGTAAACATAGTGTTTTATCTTGACTTTGATGAAAGTAAAACATGTATACTTGAACTAATGAAGTATGGTAAATACGATCATACATCTCATTTGTTTAGAACGACATATGATGGATTATTCCATATGCGTATGGATAATAGAAGATCGGAATTAGTTAATGACTTCTTTGCTAATATTAGTACATCCATAAACTTAGAAGCAATATGTGATCCGAATTTAGATCACTCTCAAATTAGTACGGCTATATATGACGTAATCAAAATGTATGCTGGATTTGGGAATAAGAAACTTAAAACAAATTGTGGAGTTCTTGATTTCCCTGAAGACTTTGATCATTATGATTATAATATTAGAAAGCTAAACGGTAATAACGATATTGATACGAAACCATTTACTTTGATTAAGATGGCATTGATCGATATTCCGTATTACTTCTTGGAATACTTAATTCCATATATTGAAAATCCGACAGTGAATCATTGTAGAGAACGTGCACATATTGGAGCAGACGTTAGCAATAACTTTGTAGCCACTTTTGAAGGACGTTCTGCAACTGTTAATGAAGTGATTGCAATATACAATGTAATCAATTATGCGAATACATGCCCCGAATCCGTACGTAGCAGTATACTACCACAGGGGTGTGCTGTTTGCGTCGAATTTACGATTACACTAGATCGTATTTTCACATGTTTAGCACGTTCTGAGAACGAAGAATTTAGTTCATACTTTAAAAATAAAGTTTTAACTAATATTTTTACAGAAGAAGATATTGAAAAGCTATCTTATACTAAGAAGAAAGATGATAAAGAAATCGAATATGATTTTGATAGAGAAATTGATGAAATCATCTTAGTAGAAGAGGAGGTTATTGAGGAAGATGAAAACAGATAAAGACTGTAAGTTTATTGCAACAATTGTAGAGTCTCTTAAAGACTCTACATGTACACGATTCCGTTTAAAAGCAGAACCATTATCATTCGATACTAATCGGCATTTAGATATACAACACATCTCGTTGTATATCTCTTCCAAAGAGATTAGTGTTGTATTTAGTAATGGTTATATTAGAATTGATTTGGATACTTTAGAAAGCGATGTAGCTGGTAATACATTTACCGATACCATCGAAGTATCCAAGTTATTAAATATTATCGAGACTTAGATATTACTCGCTAATATTAAAGAGGAGAATAAGTAAGATGAAGAAAGTCCCTGGATTGAATATATACGATACTGATAAATTCTACTATGTATTAGCATTCCACTCTAAGAATAGAGAATCATTAGATGAATGGATGCAATCATTTGCAGAATTACATGATGATATCGTAGAATACTATAGCCACGTTACTAGTAAAGATAACGCTAGTGGTGAATACTTCTCTAAGATTGTAATTCTCTTAGATGAGTATAAAGAAAACTTATTTGACTTTGAGAATGAATTACAAGCAGCTGGAAGAATAGACGTACAGTTTGACTTCCGTATTATGACTAAAGACGATTTAGTTATTTATGATAATAATCCGTATTCTAGATTCTTAGGAGCTAACCATTATATCTTAGCTATAGTTAAAAACGACTATGAATATGATTGTGAGGTTTATTATAGTCATAGTGCAATACTTGAAGCATTGTATCTAACAATTCCTAAAGAAGTTATTGATAGACTCACTAAGGTAGATACTTTAGCTGAGAAGAATGAGATACTTCATGATTACTATGAACTTAATAAACCAGAAGTAAGATTATATCTCATGATGTCCGATAAGAACTATCTTGAGTTCTTCTTTGGAGGTCATTGATATGGCAAACTATGCATATAATGATATAACCTTCATAAGTCCAAATACAGAACAAGACTTATTGAACTTAGAGTTCTTAGTAACTAACTTATCATACTTATTTGAAAATACTAATGCATATTGTAATCCAGTAACTCATGCTATCACTGATACATATGGTACCAAGAAGTTTAACTTCGATAGACGTGATAACTTTAATTGGATATCAGATGACATAGAATACATTGAATTTATGGATGCATATACATATAGTATTCAAATAGAAAGTGCATGGTGTCCTGCTATAGATCGAATCAAAGAATGGGTACAATCTATTTACCCAAATATCGATGTAGTTGGTGAATGTGAAGAACCAGGTAATCTAGTCTATGTAAACACTGACGTTGATGGTAACTTCTATACAACTAGATATTGTTTAGAGCTCTATAGAGATAATGATGACTATACTGATAGGTATTATGAATCATTAATAGAAGTAAATGAAGTACTAGGTCCTATATTGAATATACCTAAAGATTGTGATTATGATACATTAGCTCAAAAGATAACTGAGTATAATGATAGTGATGAAGTAATCGATGGTGTTGAAAGTATATCATTGAACGTTTATGATACAGAAGATGGTTGTACTTTCTCAGATATGGCTGAATTCATTCCACAACCTGAAAATTAACATTATGATAACCCTTACTGAAAGGAGGTTATCATGAGAAATCCTTACTCTTTGAGTATGGTACAGGCTACTTCCAATGAACCAGAGGTTATTAAACTTACTAATATCCCTCCATATGATATACAAGATTGGAATCTAGCTGACCAAAAAGATTTTAAGAAGTTCTTAGCTGAACTTGAGAAATCAGTACGTGGTTCATTTGAATATCAACAGTATATTCAATATCTACGTAATGCATTCAATATGAACAGCTGTGCGTTTTATAGAAACGTAACAAACGTTCCAAACCCTAAGATTAAAATCCATATTCATCATGATCCAATTACTTTATATGACATTTGTACAATTATCTTCCGTAAGAGACAAACTCTAGGAGAACCAATTGATGAAGAGTCTATTGCTAAAGAAGTAATGTGGAATCATTATAATGGATTCGTTGGGTTAATACCTTTATCGGAAACAGCTCATGAATTAGTTCATGCTAACTATTTATTCATTCCTTGCACACATGTCTTTGGTGAGTATAAGGAATTTGTAAATATGTATAAACAATTCTTTACACTAGATCAATTAGACCTAATCAAAGATATTGAAGATGCATCTGCATTGTATACTAGTGATAGAGCTAAACATTTATTCCAACAACGTTTCACATACGTTGACGATAGTGGAGCATATGACTTCCCTGATAAACAGAAGATCATCCAAATGCTTAACGATCGTAAACAGGAAATGTATAATTCTTTATAGTTTTATTAAAGTATAATAATTCCAACATATAGATAATTTATGATCACAAAGATTTGCATACAGCAATAGAAGAGTAGTCTCTATTCCAGAGTGTAGATCTGATCAATGGAATTATTATCTAATGAGGTAACGAAATGAAATTTGATGTATTAAAAGAATTATCTGAAAACTACGCGTTAGAAAATACTAATTCCAGTGCATTGAACGAAATGAATCATGATCTACAAGATATTCTAGAACAAGTAGAAGAACTTCAAGCGGCTCCTGAATTCCCAGTTGCGGCAGTTCCAGTTTTTGAAGCTGCGAAGGAAGATGGTTCTAAAGTTCTAGTTGTAGATGCCTATGACCTAGCTCGATATATGGAATCGGCTTTGGAAACAGATCCTTTAACTGCTATCGGAAATATCAAGACAGATAACTTGATTCCGGATGATGCCAAGTTCGCGGTCTTAATCGACAGAAAACGCTTAACTGGCTTAAAAGAAGCAGCTGAAGTAAATCCTAATTCTGGGCTTGTAAATGTTGGTCACGCAACTAACATGCTTCGCAATATCGTAAATAAAGGCATTGAATTAGTAGCGAAAAAAGACAAAGAATAACACAATATCCCATAGGAGTTAATCTCCTATGGGTATTTTATTTTTCATCTTCACCCTTACAATATAATAACTAAGGAGGTGAAAATAATGAATTATAATACACTTAATATTTTCTCAGATGCATCAGTTCTAGGTAAAGTAGACGTTGTAAAACGTAATAGAGTCTGTGCTGGTGCAGTTGCTATTGTAAATGGTTGTCGTGATAGAGAGTATCATACTATATTAGAGCGATCGACTAATAACTATGGAGAATTATCTGCACTATTTCTTGCTATACAATTAGCAGCACTCTATCGTGATGAGTATAGTGAGATTAACATATTCTCTGATAGCAATATATCGGTTAATGGTCTAAGAGAATGGATTTATAATTGGTTTAGCCATATTGGTCCTGATGGAGTATTATACTCTAGTAATGGATCCCCAGTGGCTAATCAGATTATCATTAAATGTATATATGACTTTGTAATCAATACATTTGATCCAAATAGACACAGAATTAAGATTCACCATTGTAAAGGTCATGTCCGTACTGATTCTAAAGCTTCTATAGCTAAAGCTATAAATTGTTTCAGAAGAAACTTTAAATATCCTTTAGATGGTGATTATACTAATATTATAATGGATATACAGAAGTGGAATAATTATATAGATCAATCAACTAGAGCATCATTGATTAGAATGCAATATGGCGTGGAGTATATTCCAGATATGGCAGAATATGCACCAGCATTATTCGATGATAGATTGATTTATCTAAGCTATGCTAATATTATACCACGAAACTTATAGGAGACACATAAATGGAACGCAAAATAACATTTTTCGTAAAGACTAGAAATATTAAACGTGCTCAAGTCATTGAAGGTTATATCAATAACGATGATGGCACTATTGAGACTAAAGGGTTCTTTACATATGCTGATAAAGATGAGAAGATTCATATTATCCCAGCTGAAAATATTGAATACTTCACTATTGGATATAGTCTAGTAGAGTATGCTAATATGAATGGATACTCTGATGGATCTCAATCTCCAGATTCTTTAACTTTAGCTAACTATGCATTAGATACAAGTAGAGAGAAGTTAATTCAAATCACTGGTGCTTTTGCTGTTGCTAAAGGTGAAAAGTATATTGCATTTGATACATTTGGTAAAGAGATGATTAATCGTATCTTCGTACCAATCTCTACTGTTAATGATATTGAGATTGAACCAGTAGAAGATATCAATGAATATAAAGCAAGTCTATTATTCGATAAGAGAATTATTAAAGTTGCAGCTGGTGATGATAATACAGATAGAGTGATGGATATCTTCAAGAACTTAGCTAAAGCTAATATCACTGAAGGTGAAATCATTCAACTATATAGAGCTGACTTCTATGATCTATCTTTATTACCAGAAGACTTAGCTCGTGGTTTAGAAGTATATGTAAATGGTACTGAAGAGATTATTGAAGAAGATATCATCGAACCAGAGTATATTAATAAACCAGAAGAAGCTATCGAAGAGGAAGCTACTCAAGATAATCTAACCATAGTAGAATATCCAGTAGCTAATGAAGAAGAGATTCCTCAAGAGCAACCCGTAGAGGAAGCACCAGTAGCTAATGAAGAAGCTACAGAAGAACTCCCAATTGTAGATGGAACTGTAGAAGAGCAACCTGTAGTGAGTGAAGAACAACAACTTGGTGCAGTATTAGCTAACCAACACAAGGATCTATATGATCTAGCTCAATTAGAGTTCGATAATGATGTAAAACGTTATAAGAACTTTGGTAAATATCGTCTATTCACTGAATTAGCTAATGATAAGCTAATCAGAGAGAATAATCCAGCTTTCAGCTCTACATTACTAGATTTAGAAGAAAGCTATTATGAAGTAGTTAAAGAGTTTGAACCACAACTTGATATCTCTAGTGATATCTTCAAAGAAGCTCTATACGAATACATTCAACAACTATAAGAAATACCCTCCCTAGGATTACTATGATCCTAGGGAGATTCTTCTCTTTAATTTTTTTCATGAGCATATATTATTAGAGTGAATCTACACATTTCGATTTTAAAGGAGGTAGCCATATGAATACCATTAACTTTGTAGATGAATTCGGCGTTCCTCATTGCGTCGAAGTAGAGTCAATTACTAAAGAAGAGTATGATAGATTTGGAGGTACTGAAATCACATTATCAACTGAACACACTTTAGAAGATTACTCACAACAACAACCGTATTATACAGAAAGAGGTAAACAAATGTTAAAATTAAATCCAGGTCTTATTTATGACCATACAAATCGTCCGTATATCTTATCCAGTGGTGGATTAGCTATGAATGTTAGTCAAGAGACTGAACGTACACTTCATACATGGAGCTATAATGATGTAGCTTTATATATTGAATCGAAAGCTAGTATTATCTTTGAACGAGCTCATCAGTTATCTCATGAGAAAGAAGAACAACACTCTTGTGAATGTGGATGTAATCATTCCCATGAGAATAAAGGTTACTTTGGTGACTTAATTGAAAAGCATACCGGTACAGGTGGCGATATCAAGACAGTATCATCTGATCCAGTAGCTGATAATAAGATTCGTAAACCAAAAGCTAAACCATATAGTGGAATCTTTGGTCGTTATGTAAATGGTGATGCACCAAATCCAATTAAAGAGATGGTAGCACCTGAACATCATCAAAGTTTCACTGATAGCTTAAAGTATGCTATCGATAATCAAACTGGTAAAGTATATGTATATCATACAATGACTGGTACAACAGATCTAGCTGATGCTGGAGAGATCGATGTACTTTACAGACATTGTCCACAGTTCAAAGAAGAGTATGATAATATGCTCAAACAAAATGTAGGTAGAACTGTATATACTGGAAACCCTATCCAAGATGCTATGAATATGGGAGGATTTAGATTCTAATGGCAATCAAAACAGACAACTCTGGTCAAGTAGTTGGATTCAGTCTATCTGATCTAACAGCTAACCCAGAGACTATGGATATTATCCGTGGAAAGATTAAAGCATCTGAGAGTAGAATTAGAGATAACTTTATAGCTCAGACTTTAGATCTACGAAATGAATATCTTAATAGATTAAACAACATCGTCTGTGGTGTTCATATCCGACCAGTTCCTTGGAATGAATCTACAGATGAAACTGAGATTCAAGAGTTCTTGAAATCTCATCCAGAGTACGAATTAGATTATAACCTAGAGTTATATGAAGAAAAGATGCTTAGTATGGGACTTGATCCAACTGAGGGTATGTTTAAACAATTCCCTCCTGGAACAGCAGTCTTATCTTCCGGTGCAGGACGACATCTTGCTTATATGGAGCAGATGAAAGAACAGGAAGGTCTTAATATTCCTGATTTAGAAAACTTCATGATTGGTATAACTAAGGATGCAGATCCTGAAATAGATCTAACCACTGATGAAGAGCTTAATCAAATGGCAATGAATAGCTATATGTCTAATATGTATCAAATGCAAGCAGCTATTGGTTTACCACCAATGCTACCGAATGGACAATATAACTTAGATGCCTTAAATGTACCATTTGGGTATACAGTTCCATTAATGGAAGTACCTAGACGTATCTATGACTTATCTAATCTTCAACCACCTAGAGATATCTCTGCAGAGATGCAAGATGAATCTATTCCATATGAAGTTAGATATAAGATCTATGAAGATATATGTAAATATACAGAAGAGTATAATGCATACATCAAAGGAGCTTGGTTTGAAGATCATAAACAAGAGATCTATAATGAGATCCGTAGCTTATTAGACCAACGTTCTTTAATGGCAGCATCTCAGTGGTATTACATGCAACCGCAAGTGAGAGCTTCATGGGAAAGAGATATTGCTAATATTGATAAGAAGATTCAAGAACTACGTAGTCAAGTACCAAATCATCCACAAGATGATTTCTATAGATACGAGCAAAGTATTCTTGAATACAACTATCAAGTTCAGAAGTATAATACTAACAAACTCAAATATGAGAAGTATAAATACGAGCAAGGTGTAAGAAACTGTCCTAGTATGGTTTCATATACTCCAGCATCTGAACTATTAGAAGCAGGATGTTATTTCGATACTATTCGTAAAGAATGGTATGATAGAAGTGGTCGTCCATTGAATCCTGAAAAGGCTAGAATGTATGATGAGACTAATAGAATCAAATATGAATTAGACTCTGATTTAGAAGCCCAACTACGTCGTCAAGAGTATACAAACGAAATGTTTATGATGAATAATATCATTCGTGAAGCATTTGACTTCGTTGGTGAGGATAAAGATGTAGTCGCTAATATTATTGATAGTGACCCATTTGGTATGATGTATAACTTGGATTATAATCCATATTATCAAACCAACTATACTCGTGAAGACTTCTATAAACGAGTAAATCCACATCTTCAAATTGATAAGTATGACCCAGAGACAGATAAGAATGTTGATGAGTTAACTATGGAAGAATTTGAAGCATATAGCAAACGAGCTGAGACTAGAGCTAAGAATGCTAGAGCTGCTTCTATTATGCCATTGACTAATGAGCAAATCATGTATATGTATAATAATAGAGGTGCCGTAAGACCTGATGGTCATATTCGTGTCTATAATATGAGATCTCCTTTAACTGCTAAGTTAGGTGAGATTGTTGATAGTAGACAGCCTGGTGAGCATAAGGGATTAATGAATCTATTTGATACATACTCTCAAGCAATGCCAGCATTTGAATATTCTAAAACACATTCTCGTCCAAGAGATTTAAGTGGGTTCTATGATAGAGATCTATTCAATGAGACTATAGAAAACTTTGGTCATAAGACTCGTATTGGTAGAACTAGTGACTTACTCAATGAATTGGATGATAATGAAGAGTTTGCAAAAGCTATGAATAATGGCATCTTAGGATTATCCTTACCTGATGAGATGGGATATAACTATAATAGACGTAGAGTTGCATTTGATAATTCTATCTTAGAGCAACTTGAAGCGACTAATAAACCATTCCCTGAGGGAGCTAGAATAAAAGATCCTGAGACTGAAACTTATAATGATAGACCATTGAAAGAGATTCAGAAGGAAAGATATGGATTAGCTATGGATAGAGCAGCTAAACTAAAACAATACTTTGCACCTGAATTGGGAGGTACATGGGATGCAGCTACAGTCAACGGTAATTGATGATCTAGCTGGCAACTTAGATAACTCCAAGATCAATAGTAGACTTTTTCATAATGAAGATATCTATCTAGGGATGAATACATTTACTTCCCTAGAGGATATGTTTGAAAATATCCAAGGTCCTTGTGTATATGACTTCTTTACTGATGATGAACTTGCATTGATTAAGAAGATTATCTTTGACCGAAAGGATAGAGCATTTAAGAAGAAGTTTCAAAAGCTAGATGCAATCATTAAGCCAAAAGGGTTTAAGAGATCTGGTTGTGGTACTAACCGAGTTGTATATGAGCCACTTGATGATAATGCTACATTCTGTATTAAGATAGCATTAGATAAAGCTGGCTCTAAGAATAACCCAGATGAAATCTTAAATCAAAAATATCTAAAACCATTTGTGGCTAAGTGTTTTGATATTAGCCAAGATGGTAATGTTGGTATATTCGAACGAGTTGTACCAATAGAAAACCTATACCAGTTCTGGTCTGTACGTGAAGACATCTATAGAATAATGGAAACCATTGTAGGTAGATTTATCATAGACGACTTTGGTACTAAAGCATTTAAGAACTGGGGATTAAGAAAAGGATTCGGTCCAGTATTACTTGACTATGCAGACATGTATATTCTGGATCCGAAGATTCTATATTGTACTCATACATTACATCTAGACACAACTGAGCAGTGCAGAGGTGAATTAGATTATGATGATGGGTTCAACAATATTATATGTCTTAAATGTGGAGGTATTCATATGGCATCTGAATTCAAAGATGGTCGTAAGAAGATCTCCTTATATGCAAGAAAGAGGGAAATAGACATGAGCAACTTTAAAATTGAAATTAGAAAAGGTGGAGAACTATATTGGGATAACCAAAATGGTTTTGCTCAATCAGTGAAATCTAATGATGTCGTTGATAATACACCTGATGTATCCTCTGAAGTTGACTTGAAAGAGATTGATGATAAGAAAGAGCTATTAGCTAAATCAGAAGCTAAGTTAGCTGAATCTGAACGTCGTCTAAAAGAGCAACTTACTCGTCCACCAGTAGAAGTAGTACGTGTAGATGAGAATAAACCAAAACCAATCATTATTGAAGTTGGTGCAATTAATCCAGCTCCTAAACGAATCAATAAGTTTTATGCGCCAAAGCCTGAAAGACCTGCACGGGATCTAGAAAATACTATGCATAAAGTGGCTTTGAACAAATTAGGTGAAGACCTGGTCAAGTTATCAGAGGGGTTCGAAAAACCTCAACCTGTGAAAGTTGTTGAGTCTAGAAACACCACAGTAGAGGCATCTGAGCCTAAGAAATTTGAAGATACTGTTGTAATTAATTCTGTAAAGAAAGACAACGATGGTGACATTGAAGTAACAAAAGAACTTGTTGAGGAGAATAATGAGATGATTTTGAGTATTGAACAGATTAAATCTATTGGTGAGTTTATCCGTCATGCGGCTGATGATATCAAAGATGTAGTTGGTACTGAAGACGCTTATAGTTATAATGAGATTCTTGAATTCGATAAGCAATTCAATGCAATCTTGAAAGATCTAGATGATGATAAAGTATTACGTCTAGATGAAGTTTTACCTGAAGTATTCTATGCATATATTGATAATGATATCAAGAAAGATAATGAAGTAAAAGTTAAAGATCTTCGTGAAGCTATTCATGATGACTTAGCTTATGCTGCAACTACAATTCTTGATATCAAATTAGATATCGAATCTGGTTTTGAAGACGGTACTGAGGAAGAACAACCTCGAGTACGTCGTCGTTCCAAGAATGCAAAAATCAGTGATCGCTACTAAGGAGTGAGTTGATGATTACTTTCACTACAGATACAGTACTAGCTGCACAGGCTAGTACTGATCCACGTAATAGGGTTGTACTTGTAACAGAGCATGCACCAGCAGTTCTTTTACAAAACCCTAATATCGTAAAACTTCCAGTATTGCTACCGCCATTTGCGGTAGTATCTACTTATGTAGATTACGGTGAAGATGCATTCAGAGAAGCATATGCTCAGTATTTGAATCAAACAGATATTATAATGAATATCTTCTTGATTGGTACAGCAATGCTTAATCGGAATATCATCGTATATACAACTGATGAAGAATGGGGTAGAGATACAATCCCATTCATGGATGTATTGATCAGCATGTTTGTAATGGCATTACAATTACAAGCATATCCTGGTAGTGTAAATACATTCATTCCCACACAGTTTAGTATTAGTACAGCAGTGACTAATCTATTTGAGTATGGTTATATTAACGAGCAAAGTTTTGTTCGTTATATGAACAATACTCCATTCGATAATAATACAATCAATAGCTATCTATTGAGTAAAGGTATTACTATCGATCCAGATGTTTCATTTGAACTTCAAGCTCAAGGTTTCCATAATATCATGGCAGTTAAATCTGAGAACCCTGATTTGACTCCAGCATTATTAGGAGATTAAGATGAAATTTGTATTCTGTACAGAACCTATCTATCAGTATTATAGAGCTCATCTCTATGATGCTGATAAAGATAAGTTGGATAAACAACTCTTAGTAGAGTATGGTGACTATAAAGATATATGGGATCTAAAGCAACAGCAAGATGCTTTACCTGAGAATATCTTTAAAGCCGAATTGACTTCTAGAGATTATCCAAGAAATCCATGGAACTATGTGAGTCAATTGATTAATAAGTTGACTTATCAATATCTTATCGATAGCCCAGACTTTGAAGATATCTTCAGTGAGATTCTATTCAATCAATCTGAAAGAGAGTTCTATGAATTCTATAAAGCAATCGATAGATTCTATAATGGTTCTGAAATATTCATTACAGTTGCTAATGATGATTACTCTGATATGGTTACCCAGATGGTATGTAGTGTATTAAGAAGAACGTATGGTATTCGTCCACAAATCATTTATGATATAGACGATGTACATAGCATCCGTGATGATATAGACTTCTCACCAGAGGGAGCTCAAATTGCTTATCTTCAACGTCATACATATTTGGCATTAGAAAGTAAGAGTACAATTGAACCATTGAGAGTCTGGTACCCATTTGATATGAATAGTTATACAAATGCATTGGAGTAAAGATATGAATTTTTCATCTATTGATATACTCATAGGTGATCAGATCTATGTGTATACTTCAAAAGAAACAATCGATTGGGCTCGATACTTAGAGTCTTATAAGATCGATCCAGAGAAGATATTGTATTATGATGATCATAAGCTGATCATTCATGATTTCGAACTAAATGACAATGAACTTAAAGTAGATGAATATGATAACTTTATTAGAATTGGTAGAATAGTAATGCTATCCAAGTATGATATGTTTGGTATGAAGAAGCTAATAGTCGGATTAGATCTACATAGTATTAGTCTTCATGAGAACTATATGCTTGCTACTATATTTGAATTAATGCGTATGGTAGCAAATGGATATATTGATACAGCAGTAGCTAAACTCAATACTCTATATCGAGATTACGTTAATAGAGAATTACATTTAGAATTCTATAGGGAATTCAATAACCAATCTAAATTTAAAGTATGCAGTATGAACTACATTTATCTCATTGATACAACACCTGGTGATATTAAATCACTAGACATTAGTTATAACGAAACAGTTATACGATATCTTGCATCCCTTATTTGGGGAGTATATGGAAAAGTTTAATTATTACCACTAGGGGTTAAACTCCTAGTGGTTTTCTTTTTTTTGTTAGTTTTGTAATAGTGAGTATTCTTAGTTGCATATTATTAAGGTGATATAATGATATTAGTTTATAATTCACACAAGTTTATTTAAGGGATATTTACTATGATCCCAGAAAGAGGTATATCATGACAACTCAAAGATATTATGCAGCAGTAGTAGACAGCAATAACAACTATGAAATCCATTGGGGGTATTATAGAAATGCAGATATTGCTAGAGAAGATATTAAATCTTGCAGAGATTTCAATAATGAATTCAATGCAGATGTATTTGAAGGAAACTGCAACAAAATAATCTGTGTAGACGCAGATTATGATATTACAAAGATTGGCAAGATTGATTATCATAACATGATCATCTTCCCAGTTTAGTATAATTATTAAAAGGAGAAATAATGAAACGATTAGAAGTGGTCTTAGTCGATGGGTTTAATATATCCTTAGACTTAACAAAAGGTGTTCCGGTACAAATCGAAGTACCGGATGATTATGAAGTTAAAGAAGGCGAAGATGCATTCTTTAATGAGAATATTGTATTCATATTATAAGGAGAAATGAAAATGACAAGAGTACAAAAAATGAAAGAGTTTGCTGAACAACATCCGTATATTACAATTGCAGCTGCAGTATTATATTCTGCAGTGTTAGCATTATGTCTCATAAGAGACTTATACCATTATGGTATACTAAAGAAATAATATAAGGAGGATGGGAATCAATCCCATCCTCCAGAGTTATTTATTTTTTTTATTAGTAACGTTTATAAGAGAGTTGTTTTGAGCTGTATAGATAGATACCGCTAGGAATATCTTCTTTGCAATAATATCAGGAATCTTATCATCTTTATAAAAGAGTCTAAGCTTATTAAGCAATACTATAGATATACGATTACTAGCATCTTCCATTACAATTGAACGCATCTCTTGCTCTAATTCAGGATTTATATATGCAGCTTCTTGCACGTTATTTACTACAACAAATTCTTGAATAGAATCATTGATTATAGAATCAAGAGTCTGATTCAATTCGTCTATAGTAGTGGTCATAGAGATTTGCAATAAATCCATCTCTTGTTTATTTTTTCTCTCATAAGAGCTTGCAAACTTATTGATAACTTTGTATAATAAGATTATTGCAAGTAGAATCAATAGGTAATTAGTAACCAGTACGATTAACTCCAAACTCATTCATAACACTCCAATCTTGAATCTTATCTCTAAGTTTTAGGAGTTCTCCCGTATGGGTATCACCTAAAGAGATAGCATAATTTACGTAGTTTATTACTTTGTTTGCCAGCTCAATAGTTATACCATATTTATATTCTTCTAAGAAAGCCATCCAATTACCAAAACACATATCTGGATGTAGATACATCCCATTTGCATTATGGTATAATTGATGTGCAGTTAAAGAAAGCATTACTAGCTGAACTTTATTTTCAGTATGAACTTTCTTTAATAAGTTTACTAGGTCATATGATGTAATATAACCTACAGTGTTGATTGTATGCTCTGTTAATATGACTGCAATATCGAAGATAGTTAGCATATTATGATGCATCTCAATGGTTGCCATATCAGCATAGATATTGCTATGTAATTGACAGTGATCCATACCAAGATTCATTAGATACCCTTTGTAGTGAGTATAAGTTCTTGATCTTCTAAATCTACTAACAGCATTCTTAATAAAGTTTGTATAAACATCGATGTCCATTAATGTATATTTAGTCTGATAGAACGTTAACTCAAAAGGTACGTATGGAGATTTTAGTACTGGATTCACCGGATCTTTTTTTAATTGTAAATCTGGGAATTGATTCATTTTACTATGCTCCTTTGTAAAATTAGTCTATATCTATATGTTAAGGATAGGCACTTATTGGGGTTACATACTATTAAAGTAAAATCTTAAATTCTCTCTGGAAGGAGGAAATTTATAATATGCAAAATCCTAATATAGGTAAAGTGTTTACAGACTATCCATTTGTAGACGTTCTTATTTATTATGTAAAACAATTAGCCATGAATTGTGTAGTTAAGTCTGAAACTGAAGCATTAAAGTATGAGACTAAACGTACAGAGTATCGTGGAGATCTATATATCCAATCAGTTGAGGGTACTGCTGATTGGAGACTATATGATTATAATACTGATATCTTAGTTAAAGCTGGAGTACCAGCACAGTATTTTGAAAGAGCTCTTAAAGAACCTGATATTATTCCTGAAGAGTTTAGAGATAGAGCTAGAGATGAAGCTGCAAAGTATTATCTTAAAACTTATGTAGAAGAGAATAACTACTATAGAAAGATCACTGGTCTTCCTAACTTAGGAGATAGTGGTCTAATTATCCCCGAAGAGTTACGTATTGATAATATTGGTGTAGACTATAATGAACCTGTACATCAAATGAATGATGCTACAATTAATGTCTTAGAAGAACGTGGTATTTGGGCTAATCTATTAGCAAGATATACTGAACCTAAATATGAGTATCTTAAATATATCAAGTCAGATATCACTATCTATAAAGCACGTAAAGCTGATACATTCCAATTGCTTTATCTTCCAAATATTGATAATACTGTAGTTAAAGAGAAGTTTGAACGTAGATACAACGTTAATAGAGCTTATGCTTTGACTACAATATACTCTGAAGCTCAACGATTTGATAGTAAATATTATGATGCATGGTTAACTATTTTTATTATTATACAAACCATGATTGATTTAGTATCAGAAGTACAAGAGCATATCATCAATCTAGATGTATTTGATGAACGCTGTGTAAGATATATATTCATGTCTCATGGTGTACCATATTATGATGAAATCCCATTAATCTATCAAGTTAGAATGATGCGGAGATTACATCAGTTATTGAAATATAAGTCTACTGCTAAATGTATGGTAGATGTTTGCTCTATCTTTGGCTTTGATGACTTACGTATCTTTAAATACTATCTATTACGTGACCGTAAAGTAGATGAAGATACTGAAGATTATGTATTCAACTATAAGACAAAGAAAGTATTGGATACAGATCAAAAGATTGATATTAATAAAGAAACTCTAACTTCATTTGGCGCTAATGGTATTAAGATACCATTCCCTCATGAAGACTTCCTCGATAGAGGTGGTGCAGTATTCATTAATATTGATGGTAAACGTATTACTGATGATAAGTATGAAATCAAAGATGGTAAAGTTACTTTCAAAGATGCTGATGCATTGAAGAATAAACTTAAACTTGAGTTCATATTCTTCTCTAATAATACATTCAATGATGATATTACTCAATTGGATAAGTATAAGATTCTAACTAAGACTGAATCTTATCCGATTACTAATAATAACCAAAAAGAGTTTACTCTAAATCTACCAACTGAAAACTTCTATGATAATGGTGGTATTATATTCTTATCAGTTGGCTCTACATTTATAGATCCTAAGAGATATACTATAACTAATAACAAAGTCAAATTCAATGGAGATGAAGATTGGTCTAATACAACTGAACGTTTATTGACTGCAATCTATATCTATTCTCCTAGATTCCCTATTAAGTCTAGATCTATAGACTTTACTTATACTGATGATGGTGTAAGCTATAGACCTATGGCTATTAGTAGCTTTGATATCCCAGAGCCATATAGCAACTATCTAAGATATGGTGGAGAGTTCTTTGCTCTAGAGGGTTCTGTATTATTATCATCTGATAGATATCTTGTGAAAGATAAGACTTTTGCTTTTATAGACTCTGATGATAAATTACACAAAGACAAGAGCATTACTTTCAATTATATCTATACACAGGGTAGTGAAATTGAAATGGTTGAAAGTAACTATGAATTTGAAGTAACTACAGTTGGTCAACAAGACTATGAGATTCAAGTTCCATTCAAAGATTATACTGAGTCTGGTTATATCTTAGAAGTATTCTTGAACGATCAACCATTGATGGGTAGTGAGTATGCATTCTTAAAGAATAATATTAAGATTCTAGATCAAACTAAAGTAATGCGTATTGGTAATAAGTTTAGAGTTCATTTTATTTATCCAAAAGATAGAAATGCAGTAACTCTAAGTAGTCAAGTTATTGATATCAATGATAAGACTAGAAGCTTTAAGATTAAGTTCCCATATGATGGATATAAGTATCGCTATGATAAATACTATGTAGTTATTGATAGCAAGATTCTAGATCCATCTAAATATAATATTACGGATGATGGTCTAATTACCTTTACTGATCCAAGGGAGTATTTGACTAGTAAGAATAAAGTAGAAGTTAAGTTCATTAAAAATAGTGAGAACTCTTATATTATTCATATTGGTCAAGAAAGCCTTAGAGTAAGATCAGCAGATCAAAAGAAATTTACTATTAACTATCCATTCTATAATTATGGTAAGTCTGGTAATGGTATTATCATCACTGTAGGCGGTACAGTTATTGATCCATCTCGTTATACTATTGAGAATACAGTTCTTACATTTGATGATACAGTATCTTTAGATAAAGGTCGTGAAGTTAGATGTATTTTTATATACAACTCAGTATATGATAACTTCAATAACTATATCCGTACAGAGTATGATATCTATAATCTTAAAGATGGTAAACGTGTAGTAGATATACCATATCCATATAATAACTTCTTAGAATCTGATAATAATAACCAGATGGAGATCTTATGTGAAGATGGGTTTATCTTAGAAGAGAACGTTGACTATGAAATCATTGACGATCAGGCAGTATTCTCTGATGTAAATAGAGTATTAGAGCATGGCGATACTATCTTATTTAGCTTCTCTTATGTAAATGCTAAGAGAAAAGAAGTATTCGTTGAAGATACATCTAAGAACTATGACTTGAAGTTTGTTAAAGTTCCTTTAAATGCATCAGCTGATAGCTATATTAGAGATGAGTCTAAGTATATTGACTATACTAAATTTACTGAAGATGATTGGCTATGGACAAATGAATTTGATCCAGTTGATATTAAGAATCAGATCTTAGATAAAGAATTCAACTATACTAGAACTAAATACATTGCAATCGATACAGTCATGTCTATGAGTGATCTATCATTTAAGATTCCTTACTTCTTTAATATCTTCTTTGATAATGTCAAACTAGAAGAACGTATTCGTCTTGCAGTCCCAACTATACGAGAAGATAAGATGTTTAGATTGTCTTCCATTCTTTGCTATCTATTCTCCTTATCATACTTATACTATGGCAAAGAGGATACCATTCAACATGAAACAGTTCCTATCATGTATATCCAAGGATTCAACTTTGAGGCTGACTTAGAATTGCTTCGTAAGGATATAGAAAAGAACTATGGTTATAAATTAGAAGACCTTAGAGTAAATGGATTTAAGAAATATTCCACTGGTGTTTCCATCAAGGGATTGATTGATATCTTTAATCATAACTCTAAGATATATGATGTAGTAGTCAAAGGCATGTATTATGCAGATAATAAACGTATCTATGATGCATATAAAGCTGTATATGATGCATTGATGATTAGAAAGTACTCTAAACAGTTCTTTACAACTAATGGCGTTGATATAGCTAATACTTACACTGAATACTTAAAGCATCAAGATAAGGATTTATACAATTCTATTCTACGTATTAAGTCTATTGGTGAAGATAAACAACGTCAGAAGACAATAACTAATACTATTATGGATACAGTTAAGTATATCGAAATCTTTATGGGCTCTGAAGATTGGAAATCACTATTCAATTACATGCCTGGTATTGGTATCGATTATCTTAAAATGTATGTATCCAAAGTTATTGATTTCTTTAAATCATATAAGATTGAGATTGCTGGTTTGACTACAGTATATAACTTTAGCAATAGATATAGACAGTATATCAAACCAATTGATCAAATCCTTATAGAAGCGAAACTTAATGTAGAAGACTTCGAGCTACTATATGATGGTTTCACTAAATATATGACAAAGAAATATGAATATGATAAGATTACACAAGATGAGTTATTGTATATCTTAAGATACTACTTCGAGAAACGTGGGTATAAAGACCATGGTATCTCTACACTAGATCCTAGTACGGATATTCATGATAAGATTCATATTGATACAGTATATACTCATCAAGATGACTTACGTAAACTTATCACTAAGGAGTTATTGCATTATCTTACACACTTGAAGCTATATGATTATACGTTATATAGTCAGATAGATGCAATCAAACCAGTTGCTAAAGCTAGAAAGTATGATAGATACACTATGTTTGATCACATTTACGTATCTAGATACGATACGCAACCATAACCAAAACATAATAATAAAATTTGAAGATAAGAACTAATTGGAGGTAATTACGAAATGCCTGATACACAGTTAAATATTACTGAATTTAGTCATTTTAAAGATACGACTAAAAAACAAACTGCGACACATCGTGGTACTGATGTAAAAGTTTATGTAGGCGGCACTGATATCTTATTATATCGTGGCACTAATAAAATCATTTTACCAGGGGCAGAATATACAGCTACTCAACACTTTGATATTCCAAGACAATATATCACTCCATCTTACAATACAGAATTAAGCTTAGAGAACTCTGTATTTGAAACACCAACTACACCAGAGAAAGTATTCTTATTCTGTGTAGGTACTGATGGCTGTGGTCGTGAAAACTCTCAAGTATATGAAGTAAACTATGCTAAATGGTGTGCACCAGAGTATTTGGTTCCATTCCGTTTCCCATTGATTACTGAAGATATTACTGAAGCGAAAAAAGAAATCTACCATGGCCGTAAGATCATTGGTAACCGTGTAGCATACTACTTCAAGACTTTTGAAGCTAAACCAGTTAAGAAAGTACGTTTTGAAGATGGTACTACAGTGGATTCTACAGTATATAACTCTACTAAGGAATCTGAAGTTGAAACGTTCATTGAAATCAACTTAAAAATCACTGAAGAAGAATGTCGTGAGTTCTTCATCAATACAGTTGGTATCAATGAAGCACGTATTAATACAATTTCTTTATGTACTGCTTGGAAGAAAGATATTGATGGTAAAGAATACTATCAAGATATTCGCCCATTGACCAAATACAATATGCCTAACGAACAATTGATTGAGCTCTCCAAAGGCTTAGATATTGTATATCAAATCTATTATTAATTCTAACACCAAAAGATTCCCCATAGGAGTTTAACTCCTATGGGGTGGTCTTTTTACATATTGCTTAGATAGCGAGATAATACTGTACGGGAGTTTATATCAGATACTACATTATTGATATCTTCAGTTGACATATATTGGAATGCAACCATTGCAGATTCATTCATTAAGTCTTTTACTAATACCTCATCTCTTGTTATAGCTAGATAACCAGTACATAATGATGCTAGCTTATTGATCTCTCTATTTATAATACAGATAGTCATAAATATACCAAAGATTCTTTCTTCTTTAGAAGATGCAGTATGTAATAATTGACTGACTACCATACCAAGAATCTTATCAAAGATTACAAATGGTTTATCTAATGCTACACTTAGACATTCATAGTTATTCTTAGCTAAGAATAAATCAGGAGTTGGTATAGACTCATTGATTATGGATATAATCTTATATGACTCAGACTTAATGGCATTCAATAGTAGTCTATGATAGTCTAGATCCATATTTAAGAAAGTAAGAACGTTTCCAAATATTTTAATATAGATATCATCAGAAGTAATTATATCAAATACTTCATCTAGAGTATACTTTGTCTCTCTCGGAATACTACTTAGAAATAGTAATGAATCATCTACATTATCGATACAATTCAAGTCTGAGACCAATGATTTAAGGGACCCAGATGTATCCCCCTTACGGTTGTATTTTTTTGCTATTATTGGAATTATGTTAGTCATATTTGCCTCCAAACAGATATAAGTGGTACATCCAAATTAATTGGATGTACCATTATAATTATTTTACTCTAATAAATGGGCTGATTCTTATAGCAAGCATTGCACGTTTCTTATTGGTATAGTTTTGTGTACCAGATAGCTTCCACCCCATGTATATATCCATTCTGAATTTCTTATCAATTATAGGACAAACCCAGATTTCTTTACACTTAACGGAGAAGTATCTCTTCAATCCCTTAGGATTTTGCAAGTAAGATACAAATAGTTCTTTACCATTACCTCTAGAGTTCTCTAGAACGTATTGTTGTTTACCAATGAATTCAATACCCAATAGATTATATGCAAAGCCATACGCACAGTTACGATATAACCAAAGTACACGACAGAAGTATCGTTGAATACGTTCTTTGATTGTAAAGTTATCATCTAGAATGACTACATGACCAGGGATCATTTCATCATTATTCTTAGACTCCATATAGTACTTATAATGCTTATTGAAATCATATTGGAATATCTTAGGAACTTTGTTCTCATAGATCATCCAATCAATATCTAGACAGTTATCATAAGTCTGCCATAGTCTAAATATCCTAGGTAAGTTACCATACTTATCACAGAATAGAACCACTATTGGATTAGTAAGCATACATAGAACCATCGTTAGGATACCCAAAATATAGCATCCAATATATTCAATAGTAATTAGTTTAGCAAGATATCTAAATGCCTTCTTAGTAGTAGGCATTTGATCAAGGAATTTCATTAATTACCTCCAACTTCTTCTAAATGTACAGATTTGAATGTACCATCAGTACCTAATCTAGCTTTCTCTACATTATTAAAGCTGAAGATCAATTCACCAGACTCTGCTGGAGCAAGAGTCCAACCACCACCAAGGTTATTAGTCTTAGCTGCAGCTAATTGAGCTTTTGTAACAAACTTATCATCAAATTCCTTACGGTTATATAGGTTAGCAAGTTTAGAGTTTTGATATTTAGTCACGAAGTAATGATTGTCATCTTGAGCAATCATAGATGCTGGTAATGTCTCTGGTAGTACATAGTTGTTTGCACCAGCAGCAATACCATCTAGCTTAGTTTTGTCTTCTTTAGACATCTTACCATCAGCAGTTGTACTAGCATTAGGAATAGAGTTACTAGAAACTACAATCCATTTAGTACCATTATACTGATGAGTATTACCAGTATCAGTTACACTTACAGTCCAACCTTTCTTAGGAGAAGAATATTTAGTATTCAACTCAGCTTCAGTTCTGACTGCTTCTTTCCATTCCATACCACTTTGAGCTGCAGCGATCTTAGATTCAATCTCAGATGCAGATAAAGTTGCTTCTAGTTTATCTTTAAGAGACTTAGTGATAAACTGTTTGGATTCACTTTCAGTAACAATAGCTGCAGGTACAGCTGTTACATTAATATTTACATTAGCAGAACCATCGAAGTCAACTGCTGTTGCAGTAACACCAGTAAGACCTAACTTACGAGCAGTACTTAGTTTAGTTGCAGTTGCAGCATTCTTACTAATATTTACATTCAAAGTATCTGGGTTACGTCCTGCAATTACATGACCTTTACGGTCTACAGTTACAGCAGTATACTCAGTATTACGAAGATCAGTAGGGCTATCAGGATGTGTATACACAGTGTCAGTAAAAACTGCATTACTAGGGACGTCAGATCCAACAGTATGACCATTGACACGGTTAACAGTAATACGATTAGATAAATCATTGTAGTCTATGTTTAATGCCTTAATATTAATTTCAACATTACCGGAGCCATCTACCAATACAGGATCAGATACAGCTCTACCTTTAACGGAAATATTGAATGGAGTAAATGTAGCACCACCCGGTGTAGGAGTAACAGCTCCACCAGTACCAGGTGTAATAGATAATGCTTTAAGAGCTTTATCTACGAATTTAGTTGTAGCAATTTGATCAGTTGCTGTACCAAATACTGCTGTAGGAGCAGTTGGTTTACCTTGAAGAGCTGGGGAATCTTTAAGTACTAGCTCGTTGAGAGCTACACCATTAAGAGTATCAGCAGTAGTAGCATGATCTGCATTACCAGTAATAGAGATATTATAAGTACCAGACATATTACGTTGAGGAATTGTACCACGTAATGCACTAGTATCAACAGTAGATAGTGGAATTACAATATCGTTAAGACCATTGAATCTAGTAACTTCAGATGTAGCTGCACCAGCTAAACTTACATTAACTTCACCAACTAATTGATAAGCACGACTAGCTACTTCAGGTCTATGAGATTTCAGAGCATTACTAACAAACTCTGTACTTGCAATTTTATTAGAAGAATCACCCATTGGTGCTGTAGGTGTAGTAGGAACACCAGTTAAGTTAGGGGATTCGTTAGGTGCTTTATTATTCCAATTATCTTGGTCTAAAGCAGATATATGAACTTTTTTATCTTGAACGTGTCTATTCAAATCATAGGATACCACGTCAGAGGATGCTTTAATCATATCTTGTAGATCGCTAGATAAGTCTTCTAGCATAATCTTATCATATCTTTCGTTAAAGACTTCCATATTTGTCTCCTTTCGATTAATCAATTATCATAATGTTTTAACATAATGATAACTCCCGATTCCGCTCCATGTGGATATAATTGGGAGGTTTTATGTAAAAGGAGGATTAGTAAATGTTTCTATTTAGATCGTTGAGATCTTACATGGCCTCAATCTGTATGGGATTTGGTCTAATAGCTGCTTCATTGGTTTTAGTTTCTTGGTTATATGGATATTGGTCCAATGGCCTATATGGAACTAAATTCGAAATTGATAGCTGTTGGCAAGGTCTATCGGCATGTGGGGTCGGCTTAATTGGTTTATTTAAATGGATTGTAGACAGCTCTAAGAACTCTCCAGTAGGTGAGTTTCCTGTCGCACCAAAAATCGTAAAGGCTCCCATTGTTGAGCAGCCTGTTGTCGAACGTCCGGTCGTTGAGAGACCGGTTATAGAAGTTCCATCTAACAGTAAAGCTGCAGATGATGTTATTAGTATGGCTAAACAAGCATCTAGACCTAAAATGAAGATGCATGAGCCTGTTAAAAAGTAAGGAGACTAAATAATATGAAAATTGGACAATTGTCTGAAAAATACGAATCCGGTGGTGCCGGTATTGGTACTATTTCTGATGGCTGGGGAGACCCAGGCGGTAAGTCCTATGGCACTTATCAATTTTCCAGTAATGCTGGCTCTTTGGAGAATTTCGTAGATTGGCTTCAAGAGAGAGGTTACTGGTTCGGTGCTGAGTTAGCAAAATATCCTTTGACTGGAGATGATTTTGATGCTGCATGGCAATGGTTAGCTAACTCTGATAATGCAGAGGATTTTGAAAGAGCTCAAGATGAATATGTAATTGAGCACTATTATGATCCTGCAATAAGAATTCTTCGTAATATTGGTTTCAATATCGAGAATCATCATGAAGTAATGAAACAAGTAGTATTCTCCCGCGCTATTCAATATGGTATTGGTAATATTGAAGAAATGTGGTTGGATGCATTAGCTTATCTTGGTTATCCAAACATGTCTTACGTGGATGGTCCTAACATGGATAGAGCTATGATCGAAGCAATCTATTTAGGCGTATGCTCTTCTTGGGAATGGAATCATTCCGATGTAATGGATAGCTTAAATGATCGATTCAGATGGGAATGTGAAGACGCTCTCGATATGATTCCAGAATAAGAATAATTAACCTCGCTCCAATGGGTCTCAGAACTCATTGGAGCCTCATTTTGAACATAAACGTAATACAAATAAGGAGGTTAACTGATGGCTTATAATAATGAACTAGATAAGATCACCTATGCTGAATTATCCTTATCCCTCCAGAATACAATCAAGACTAATCAAGCCCATACGCAAGATGAACTTGTCCATGTAACTCAAAGAGAAAAAGATAATTGGAATAGAGTCTTAGATCTTCCTTTAGCTAATGACACTGCTAAGGGATTTTTAGCACCTGAAGAAAAACTAAAGTTAGCTGGTATTGAACCAAAAGCTAACAAATATGTCCATCCTAAAAATGGTGTTGTCCCAGGTATCTATACTCAAGTAGAAGTAGATGATGAGGGTCATGTCAAAGTTGGACGTAATCCATCTAAGATTAATACAACTGCAGAGAATGCTGACCGTCTTGGTACATATCCTGCAAGTGCTTATGCTAAACTGGTATCTCCTGAATTCTTAGGTACTCCTAAAGTACCAACACCTGAGAAGACAGCTGATGCTACACAGATTGCTAATATTGAATATGTAAATTCTCAAATGCCATATATTAAACAGGCTACAGCTCCAACTGAAGAATCTAAGAATAAGTTCTGGATTGGTCCTAACAACTGTTTGAATGCATTTGATTCAAATAATAAATGGAACTCTGTATTTGCAGAAGTTGGTTTATTCTTAAAGGCTTTGAATACTGATGAGACTAAACCTACAAAACCAAATGACTATTCAAACTTCTTTAAATTTATTGGTAAGCGTAAAGTTAGTGCATTGAATCTTAAGACTCAATTCACTACTGAATATGCTACAGTATTTGGTATGCGTTCTGATGAAGATGAATATGCATACGAATTTCTTATGATCAATGGGCAAATCTTTATGCGTATTGGTAAAGGAGATACTTGGAAACAAGAAGTACTTCTCGGTGGTAATACTGCCGAATAAAAATATATAGGAGGATATAATGGCAACTAGTAGATTCGCCGTATCTTATAAAGAAAGAAACAACGGGGCGTTTGATCAGCAGATTGATAAAATCACTCATGCCGAATTAAATAGCCTCTTAAATGAAAAGATAGATACAGCATATGTCCATAAAGACGATGAGTCTAAACACATTACCCAAGAAGAACGTAATCGTTGGGATAATATGCTTACAAGATTAAAAACTGCTACTAAAGTTGAAAGCGGCTTACTCTCTCCCGCTGACAAAACTAAGTTAGACGGTATTGCTGAAAATGCAAATAACTATGAGCATCCTAGAAGTGGTGCTACAGCTGGTACATATATGCGTGTAACAGTAAACGACCAAGGTCATGTAATTTATGGTGATAATCCAACTCGTATTGATGTGACATGTACTAATGCAGAATACTTAGGTAATCAACCATTCAACTATTTTGCTAGAGCAAATAACCCAGTATTCACTGGTACAATGAAAATCCCTGATGCTACAATTGGTAGTCCTCCAAATACTCCAGTAACTGTAAAGCTATTAGAGTCTTACGTTGCTGAGCAATTAAATAGAGCGTGGCCTATCGGTAGTATCTTCATTACAGTAAGCAATCAGAACCCTGAAGCTCTTATTGGTGGTAAATGGAAACGTATTGGTGAAGGTAGATGCTTAGTCGGTGTTAGTGATGCTCGAGGGATTACATTACGTAAAGAAGGCGGTTCTACATCCGTTACTTTAAGCAATGCTAATATCCCATCTCACGATCATACTATCAATATTTCTGGTAGTACTTCTGGTGTAGGAGATCATACACATAATACAAGTGATAATTCTTCATATACAAACGGTACTAATTACAATGATAGAGGTAATTATGTTAAATATAAAGGTAGTGGAGATACTGATAGTAGACGTAATGATACTTATTATGTTAATGAGACTATAAATCGTACAACTACTGGTGCTGGTGGTCATAGCCATACAGTTAATGTGAGCGGCAATACTAGCAGAGTTGGTAATGCTTCACCTGCAAGCTTTAATATTGAGAACCCATACCTTGGGGTATTTATGTGGGAAAGAATAAGTTAGTATAAAACTTTAATGTTAAGGGAGAAAAAATGAAACCTAATTATTTAAGTGAAGTTAAGCGTGCTATATACGATAACTTTATGGCTTATAGAAAGATAATCATCGCTGGTTTTCTACTGTTTCTTATTAGTCTTAGTATTGGTGGGTTTATTACCTACAAGATTATGTATAATCAGCTAGAAGATGCATATGATAGAATCAAATACCTAAAACAAATAAACGCAAATGAAAAACTAGTTGAAGAGATGAAAACTATTTCTAAAGCTGTTGAAGAACTAAAGCAAAATAAACCAGTGACTGAACCGATAGTAAGTAATAACGAGACTGACATTAAGTATGTACAAAAACAAACTGCTGAAGATCCAGATGTAGAAATCAAATCTGAAGCTCCAGTAGCTAGAGTAAAATATAATGAGCAAACTTATGATGTACCTATGCAGACTACCACAACCAACTCCACTGAAAAAGATGGTACAGTTAAAGTAAATCAAACACATGAATTCACTGTAGATGTAACTAAAGTGGCAGATCGTCAAATCGCTGCATATAAGTTATCTAGAGATGAAAAAGAACGTGAACTAAACGAAGAGCTTAAAGAAGTTAAGCATCAAAATAAACAATTAAAGATTGCTGGTGGTGTAGTTGCAGCTGGAGCTGTTGGTTACTTGATCCATAAAGCTTCTAAATAGCACTTTTAACATATGAGTAACTTTAAATCAAAATATGTAAGGTGGTGATTAGTACCAAATGTTAGCGGATTTAGGCGAACTCATACATGGGTTAGGAAAACTTATAACTGACTTCGGTCCATTTGTATTTGGTCTAGTCGCGTTATTATTGATAATCGTATTGATGTTTATAGTCTTAATATATCTAGCTAAAGCTATAAGTAAGAGCCTTACTCAACAAGGCCAAAATAATAACTCTAATGCCGGTGATGTAAATGAACAGCTTAGAGCCATGAGAGAAGAAATTGCATCCCTTAGGGGTGGTAATGTACAATCAAAGAAGGAAGAAAATCTAATGGCTGTATTCTTACGAATCAATAATGGTCTTAAGCATACAGTTAGAGAACTAGTTCCTAAGATTAAAGCTGATAGAGTGGCATTCTATTTATTCCATAATGGAACTCACTCTATTAATAATATACCTTTCTTGAAGGCTTCTTGCCTTTGTGAAATTGATGATCTTGGTTTAGCTCAATATCACTTAGTTAAATCTCATAAGGATATTCCAATTAACTTATTAGATGATATAGTAGTTGAGCTTATCAAGAAACATGACTTTGTTATCTATAAGAATGAGAAGAAAGTTGATGCTCTTATTGCTAAACTCTTCTTTGATGAACAAGATAAGACCTGTATATTTAGTGGCATCTTCGAAATGGACAGTGGTGAACTATTAGGGTTCATTGTTGCCGAATATGATAATGTAACTGAATTTACAGAGAATGATTTAAAATATAGATTAGAAAATATGAGAGAAACTGCTAAGCACACTTCTGCTACTATGCAAATTATCTCTGCACTAAAATAAAGGAGGATTATAGTAGTGGCAAAACCAGATATATTAAACCGTTTAAAGAATATCGCTAGTTCCTCTAACCCTAATGAGTTAGTTGCTTTTGCTGATACAAGCGGTTATAAAATCAAGCCTACTGGAATCAACTATAACGATATTCAAGATATCGCGGCAAATAATATAAACGTAGTTGCTCACTTGGGTAATAATAAGATTCATGTTACTCCAAAAGAGAAAGAATCAATCAATGAGTCTGCTATCAAGATTGGTAATCATATCAGTGATACAGATATCCATATCTCTGCTACAGATAGAGCTTCTTGGGATGCTAAAGAAACTGAAGAGGGTGCACAACAAAAAGTAAATATTGCATTTGCTGTTGCTAACCGTCATATCCAAGACAAGAAGCTTCATGTATCTACAGTAGATAGATTGAATTGGAATAATAAGTATACTAAAGAAGAAATTGACAACAAGTTCTCTCAACTCCAATATGATAATATTTGGAAAGAATCAGTAGATGTATTCTCTGAGTTGATTTCTAAATATCCATCTCCTCAAAAGGGTTGGACTGTAACTTGTAATGAAGATAATATCACTTATCGTTATGATGGTACTAACTGGATTCCTATCTCTGCAAACTCTATCCCTATTGCTACAGTGGCAGTAGATGGTAAGATGTCTAAAGAAGATAAAGCTAAGTTAGATACTGTTGAGATGAGTGCTAACCATTATATTCATCCTGACACTCCTAGTGTTAGACACGTAACTGATAAAGAGAAACTATACTGGTCTGCTAAAGCAGAAGACCGTATTGCTACTTATCAGTACAATGGTCTTCTTTCTAAAGAAGATAAATATAAATTAGACTCCATTGAGAGTGGTGCTACTAACTTCTCAATGCCAGATTCTATCGATCCACAAATTATCCAACAAGATGAAACTCATAGATTCATCACAGATAAAGAACGTATAGATTGGTCTAATAAAGCTAGTCGTAATCTAGCTACTGAATCCTTAGATGGTATTATGAGTAAATATGATAAGATCAAACTAAATACTATTGAAACTAATGCCAACTATTACGTTCATCCTGACACACATGAAGCAACTGTTATCTTACAAGATACTACTCATAGATTCGTTACTGATGAACAAATCCTAGCTTGGAATAATAAGGCTACTGCGGTATTAGCAGATGGTGATAACAATGGTCTCTTAACTAAGGAAGATAAGATTAAATTAGATAGCATTGAAACTGGTGCTAATAACTATCATCTTCCTGATACATTACCTCCGTCTATTATTGCACAAGATCCTAATAATAGATTTATTACTGACCAAGAACGTGAGCAGCTAGGTCTTAAGAAAGACATGTCTGCATTCGTAGTTGGTACAGGTATCTTTAATGGTACTGAGGGTACTATTATTAGACATGAGTTTGGTAATACTTCCTTTGCTGTAGCAATCACTCCAACAGCTAATCCTAACGGCACTGTAGGTGAAGTATGGGTTAGAAAAACAAATACATTAGTTGTAGTATATTGCTCTGGTGATGGTAAGATTCCATTTGACTACTCTCTAACTTATTATAACTAAAAAAATAAACACCCCATAGGAGTTCAACTCCTATGGGGATATTTTTATCTTTCATATGGATCGATATTAGAGTTATTCTTAGTAACCTTAGTGTCTTTAATACGTTTCTTCTTAGCATTATCCATAGTAGTAATAGAATCATTAAAGAATTCCTTATTAAGATACACTACAAAGTCTGATAAGATATGCTCAACTGGTCTTCTTGTAGTTAGAGTCATATTCTCCCAATCTACATCACATAGATACTCTTCATTTCTATTGAATACTTTGAAGTCTAAGAATACTGATGGAGATATATAGGATTCATTACAAGCTTGTATAACTCTCATGATATTAATATCTTTCTCAAAGATCTCTTTAAAGTTAATAGTCAATGGCTTAGACTTATCCTCTTCTTCATATGGGACATTAATGAACTGATCCCATCCCTTTTCATTTACATTAGGGATATTAGAGAAGTTAACGATATATGTCTTAAGATTACCTTCTTCATTGAATCTCATGAATGTATTCTGTTTCATACTGAAGTAGCAGAATATTTTAGGTGCTGGGAATCTCATTTCAGCATTAAACTCAATGTAATAGTTAGAGCTTACTTGGTTTTGACGTTCACCATCATCTATATTAATATCTGGTACTCTAATATGAACGTACATATTAGATGCACGGATAAAGAACTCATCTCTACTATTCATATTACGTAATTTATATACAAATGGTACTTCAGAGTGTCTATTTAGATACGCTAGGAACTTATATGGTTCTTTGATAAGCTTTCTATCATAGTCCACATCAAATCCTACTTCATCAGCTAATGTAAATAGCATATCATATGGTACATGGATATCCATATCAGTATAATACCCACTTGTAGCACCAATCTTATATGCCATCTTCATATATTGCATTAAGTCTAATTGCTTAGCCTTAGTGTTTACTTTAACTTTGATTTGGAATTGGAATAGTAACTGTTGTAATGATACACCAATGTATAAGTCTTTATCCAAGTCCTTAAAGAAGGTCTCTCTGTGATTAAACGTTCTTGCATAATAGTTTAAATCATGTAGACCAATATCTATACCCTCACGGTTAAAATCTATATCGATATTTGGAATAATAGCTATCGCTGGTTTACCACGTTTAATCAACTCACGTTCATTAATCTTAGCAAACTCATCGAATAGATGTTTACCATCTATATATACTGTCTTAAAGTATTCTTTATCGAATTTACTTAGAATCCAGTTTTTAAAGAACTCTACAGCCACAGAGTAAGCATGACTCGTGCTAGGAACACAGAGATTCTTCAATAGACTCTTTTCCATTATACCGCCAATTTGGACATCTACTAAAGTATCAGTATTGAATACTCTATCTTGATCACCAAATAGTTCAGATTTATCTACTTTATTATTATTTTGAAGTCTAGGTTTATCAGTTCTAATCCTAGTACCTCTACCGGGATCTTCGTCATCTATAAACTCCTGAATCAGAATAGGTACATTACCTTCTTCATCAGAAGCTATAGGGGTAGGTATATATGAATCTCGTCTTATCAAGTATTTTCACCCCTTTATTTACAAAAAAAATATTATCATAATGTTGAGGAAGGCCTTGAAGACCTTCCTCTGATTCAGTTCTCTATTATCGAGGACGACGAATACCGAACGTGCTACGATCGATCATATTGTCACCTCCTCAATAATAATAACGAACTTCTCGAGCTTGCCATTTATCACTTCAGGCATAAGCTCATTTTCCAATTCCGGATCATCTGGGTAATCCGGTATCAATCTATAGATAATCTGATTATCATCTATAGATGAATCAAGTACCGTAAATGGCTTTATGATACCATTTACTGTATTGATCAGTGGTTGGGCTGAACCAACCTCTCTTCCACCCTTAGGAGATTCGAATATGAAATTCCATCTCTGGGTAACAATAATGTTTTCCATAAGGATATCCTCCTTCGTGGTTATAATATATAACCAGAGGAGAATACTATTTCAAAGATTGAAGTTGACGGATATTTTCCAATTCTTCTTCAGTATATGCATCACGTCCATTATAGATTAGGCTATTCAAGTTTACATAAGTATCTTTGAAATGGTTAACGGAAGAGTTAAACTTACCATCATTACGGGATATCATCATAGCATTTCTTGGATTAAGAACTTTAGAAGCTCTAGCCTCGAAATCTTTATTGATGATATACATGATATTCATACAGTCACCATCGAAATCTGCACCTAAAGATTTAAGAATCTGTAATGGTACAGACATAGTAAAGTCATCTTCATTGATAGCTACACAATACATCTGTAACAGAGAACCATAGTTGATAGATGGATTTCGGTTAATGATGAATGGAATACCACGTTCTTTAGAGTTGATGATATTTCTAATGATATTTAGAATGAATGGATCTTTAACAATCTGAGACTTAAACCATCTCTTATATGCTTCAGTATAAGTTAAGCTTAAAGACTTAACTAAGAAGTTAATAATAGTCTGCTCTAATAGAATAACTAAAGCTACATATGGCAATCTAATCTCATCAATCTGTAAAGTCTCATCAGGTTTAATAACAGCACGAGCAGTAAAGTTATATCGACCAGCCATAACTGAACGAATTGCACCTTTCTTACCACGCATATCATTAAGGATAACCTTATAGACCTCTTCCATACTCATTTGGATATCATATAAGATATCATTCTTAGTTTTAACTCGACGATATACTTCCATAGATTCATCATTAACGAAGCATACGTTACGAGCGATATTGTTATACCACTTATTATTCTTAGTAAATGTAAATTGCTCACCAACTACATTTACCATACGTAAGAATAGTGTGTATACTGGAATACTATGAGTTAGAATCTTCTCTCTATGCTTTCTGAGATGATTATATAACTCTTTCTTCTTAGGATTGTTTTTAGTCTTATTATGATAGAACTCTAGAATCTCATCAAGACGTTCTGCAAATTCCATCATACCAATACCAACGAATGGTTGGTCTTCTTTAACTGGTCCTTTATCTTCTACGAAACCATCTTCATTTGCTTCTTTATCATATTTGATAATAGCATTTAGTTTCTTAGAACCAATGAAGCTTTTAAGAACTTCAAACAAGTTAGGATGAATGACATAGTACTTATCGGATAATACCATCCAACCAAAGATACCAAAGTCATCATCTACATACTTAACTTTTTCACGACATGTAGGACATTCTTCGCCATTATATAATGCCCCTCTAAGATGACCACATTTACATCTATAGCGATCTTTAAATGCATCTTGGTCTAAGATAGATGCACCATATTTACTAGAGAAGATAGAGTGATCAGATTTGATGTCTTTCTTTATAGCTTGAGAGTCTTTAATGAAGAAATCTCTACCATATACAATACCACGTTCACGTTCTTTATCAAGATTTAGAATCTCTAAACGTGTTTGATACTCGAATTCAGTATCGACAGGTTGTGTTACTCTTACATTCATTTCTTCCATGTGTCTTATCTCCAAAGTCTTCTAATAGTAGTAGCAAAAGATTTACTATATTCAACACCAAAACGTTTAGCAATTACAGAAGAGGTTTCGCCAGTCTCTTTTGCAATCTTATCAATTGTAGCCTCTCTAAGGGATTTAGATACGGTATCCAATTTAATTACATTACCAATCATTTCGATAACATCGTTTTCTTTAACAGATCTACCAACCATGATATCTTTGATAGATTTGTTTTCAAACATGAATTCACAGAAATAGATATACCAATTGCTTTTCTTACGTAGAATAGCATTATCTGGCATATCTGCAGTTTTTGCTTTAAATATGATATCAACTACACTAGTCAAAGGCAGATTAGTTTCACGTTGAATATCTTCTAATAGTACACCTTTATTATAAAGGTCTAGAATAGTTTCTTTAACTTGCGGCATTATTCTTCTCCTTTCTTATATTCATCTATATAATATTTAGTCATAAGAGATTTTAACTCTTCTTCAGTCAAACCAGTTGCTTCAATAACCTTAGCTGGGTCTTTATATTCAATGATAGCTTTGATTACTTCTAGATCATGTACAAAGTTATCATCCACTGTAGTTAGAACGCTAATCATTGTACGTACATTAGCACGTCCTTTAACACGGATAAGATATGTATTATCACCACACATAGTAGGATATACACACTTACGGTTCTCTTCAATGATAATATCATCAATGCTTCTATTGATAAGCAAAGATGCAAAGATGTTTTTATTGATATAGAACTTAACCAATTTAGGAAGCTTTAACTCTTGATCAATCTCACGAAGAGTCAATCTACCTTCATTGATTAATTCAATGATCCTATCATAAGGGACTTTATTAGCTTTCAAGATATTGAAGTCACTATATAGACGTTTAGCAAAACGTGGAGATACGTTTAGCTGTTTATATAATTCAGTAGAGTCATTACCTTCAGAGAGAATATCATATGCCTTACGGATTAATTCACGTTTCTCTTCAGTATCTAAGAATTGTTTAGTATTTCGTCCTAGAGTTATGTAGTTACGTTCACTGATCTTTCTAAGTGTACGTTTCTCCTCTCTACGACGAATTCCAAATTTATTACAAGCAGCACGTAATGCTTTGAGAGTATAACCATTCTCTTCAGCAATTACATTAAGCTTACGACGTTTAGTAACAAACTCATCAGTTAACCATTCAACAAATCTTCCCATGGATTTATCAACAGTCTCATTTAACTCTAGAGCTACGAATTGATTACGGAAGTATACTTCCAATGCAGCAATAGATGTAATCTCAGAATATCTACTAACAATTTTAAATAGATCATCTCCAGAGTTGAATTCATTAATCCATTTAGGACTACTAACGTATTTGTGTTCAATGATACCACGTTTACTATACATACGGTATAAGTTTCTATACGTTTCAGGAGTAATATCTAGAACTACTAGACAACGTTTACGGGAGATATTATTATCTCTCAAAAGTTTAAAGTTTTTTAATAGGTCTTTAGAATAGTTAATCATCTTAATACTCATCCCCTTGTGAAGAATCAAGCCTATACCCACTAAGATAGGTATAGGCTTTAAAACTAATAAATTGTTGATTGGCTATTATTTATCAAACCCAAAAGCTTTATCTGGATCCATCTTAGTCATAACAACTTGGGAGTCATGGAATGCCTTCATTGCTACCAGTTTGAGTTTAGAAGCAATCTGAGGCATCGCTGCACCGACATTCGTAATCCCTAGTTTATGGAATAGATTGCCAGCACATGCATTACAAATAATACCATCTTTAGATTCACATAAAGAAGCAAATCTAATCTGTACTGTCTTACCGATATACTTAGATTGATTATCGGAATTGATCTCTACAAGCTTAGATCCTTCTTTAATAAAACAATACATATACTCTTTGATATTCTTATCATCTAGAGTCACAGTAATAGTACGTTTAGTACCACAATCAGATCCTTTAGGACCAACTTTAACATGTTGGAATGCTGGTAGTAATAGCTTTTCCCAATAACCACCAACTTCTGTCTTATTAGAACGAGAATAAGGACCTTCTGCTAGAGAGTTTGCAAAGTCTGCATACTCTTCTTTAGAGATACCTTCAACGTAGTTAGACATGATGATATTATAACCCTTTGTAGGATCTGGATTCTTCGTAATACCCTTCATGATAAACATGTTTTTGAAGTCATTATTGAAGCTACCACGAGCACCAGAGCTATATGTATCATATGCTACATCATCTTTAAGAGTCTCTTTAGCAAGTTTAAGTAATTCTTCTTGAATTTCAATAACTGCATCAGGATCTTTAGCATCCAATCTATCACGATATTTCTTAACCAATTCAGCTTTAGCTTTACTGATTACTTTAGTGATAGTTAAAAGCTTCATAGAATAGCCATTAGCCAACACTGATACATATGGCATAAACTTCTGAGCTTTCATAATAAAGTTTTTCAAAGCATCCAATGGGAGCTTTTCTTCTAAGATTGCATAACCAATCTTTTCAGTAATCTTACCAACCATTTTCTTATTGATTGGCTCATTGATATAACCATATAGGTCAAACAATTCATTTTCTATAAATACTTTATTGAATACCCAGATGCCTATAGTAGTTAGGAAAGCTTCTTTATTCTTCTTACCATCTTTACCATAAGCCCCTTTAGGTACAACAAAAGTATCATATGTATTAAATCTTACCTTACCGTTGAAGTCACCAAAAAGCTCCATAATGAAAGACAATTTGGTTCCTTGTTCTTCGGTGATACCTAATAAGAATTCGATATCTTTAGGATTAGTAATCTGTTTAGCAACACGTTTTGCCATTTACTATACCTCCTTTATTTTATTAGAATGTGGCTCCTCTATAAGCGTATTTTTACCTACCCAGAACATTAGGGTAATTTAATATACATTACAAGGAGGCTTTTAGATGGCTACATTTAATAAAGAAAATAAAATCACCTTAAAAGAGCTTGCTCCTAGTCTTGCTGAGTTGATCAATAGTAAAGCATCTCAAAGAGACTTAAGTGCTCATATTAATAATGCTGATATGCATATCACTCCAGCTGAACGTACTAAATGGAACTCTGCTTTAAATGATGCTAAAGCTTACACTAATGCAGAATTAGAAAAAGCTTTAGGTCCTATTAAACAATCTATCGGCGAGAGTGGTACATCTTTGACTACATTGCTTAATAGTAAATTAGATAAGTCTACATTTGATTCCTTCCGTGGTACACTTGCTCGTGTTGCTACAAGTGGGTCTTATAATGACTTAGTAGACCAACCATCTGGTTTGTCTTATTCTGATACAGCAAATAAAGCATTAAAAGCAGAACGTGCAACTTTAGCTGATGATGCTTTACATGCTAAACTTGCAGATGAAGCAACTCATGCTTTGAATGCAGATGATGCTAAACGTGTTAATGGTATTCGTGTTCTTGTAGCAGCGGATTTCCCGACTAACCCTCAAAACAATAAAGAGTTATTCTTCCATACTGGACAAAGAATGTGGTATTGCTACTGTAATAACGGATGGCAAATGACTGGTAGTGCTCTAAGATAAAAACACAAATAGTTCAATACATTCTAATATGTATTGAACTATTATTTTATGAGGAAAATAGATAATGAAGAAATTTGAAGAGGTCTATAATGACCTAAACTCTGTTACGATGATTATTACTAATCGTTGTAACTTAGCATGTGATTATTGTTTTGAACGCTCTAAGGGTAATATCGATATGGATGTCGATACTGCATTAGAGATTGTAGATCGTACTTATAATAAAGTACTTATGCCTAACCAAAGATTTACTTATAATCTCTTTGGTGGTGAACCAATGGTAAACTGGAAAGTAGTTAAAGCTATACTTGATCATATTAATGCTAAGCATTATAACGCTCAAGTTGGTATTACTACTAATATGACTCATATGACTGATGAGATGTTAGACTATATCGATGATAATGATGTATTCATCTTAGCATCTATCGATGGTATCAAAGAGATGCATGACTTACATCGTAAAGATCATGGTGGTAATGGATCTTTTGATACTGTAATTAAGAATATGCAAAAGATGATTGATCGTGGATTAGCTCATCTCTTAGAAGCTCGTATGACAGTCACTCCAGAGAATGCAAAATATATGTATGATGGAGTTAAGATGCTTATTGATATGGGAGTAAATAATATTTGTCCTATAGCTGCATCTGACTTAGAATGGAATGAAGAAGCATTACAAGATTATAAAGAAAGCTATGAGAAAACTCTTGAGTTATATCTACAAATCTTGAATGATACTGAAAACCATCGTAATATTAATATCAAGCACATTGATGATATTATTGGTACTGCATTGGAACCAGAAGTATCTGATACAAAGATGTGTCATATTGGTAATAAGTATTGGCTATGTGTAGATTGGAATATGGATATCTACCCATGTCATAACTTCCCAACTACTGATCTTGACTTCTTAAAAGAAATGAAGATTGGTAATATGCGTACAGGTATTGATGAATCTAAAGTTTCATGTGAAGCTAAACAAGCTAAATTTGAAATGGAAGAATGTAATACTTGTGAAGCTAGAGTAATCTGTAAGTCTGGTTGTCCATTCCAAAATATGACTGAGAACCATGACTTCTATACTCCAACTAAAGGATATTGTGATATCCAACGTGTACTAGTAAACTCTGCTATGAAATTCAGAGATGAATTACTATCTGCAGAGAATATTAGATCTCGTAAACTCAATGTACTTATTGAGAATCTTAAACTTAAGAAGTACTTTGACGATGAAGTAAAGAATGCTGATATTGTAGATATTGGATTTAGAATGAAATTAGATAGATTCTTGGAATTATATAATAACCTTGAGTATAAGGGTAACGTAATCCCAAGTTTCAATGACTATTTCACATACCAACTATCTCTATTGACAGCAATCATTGCTACAGTGAATAATAGTAGTTTAGACGATTTGGAGGAAACAAATGCCAAATAGAGCTAAGTATACTTATAATGATCCAGTCATTGATAATTATAAGGAAAAGAAATTAGATAAGACCTTTATCAATCAAGTAGCTTATCTAGTTGATGCACTTAAGCAGCAATCTCAAGAGATGCAAGATATTATTACTGTACGTAGCAATCCAGACATGCATACGGATAGATATTTCCAAAAGAAAGGCAATCCTAATGTAAATAATGAATTCTACGATAGCAGAAAAGATATCATTAAAGCTATTAGTGCAAATGATAAACTAACTTTAAACGCTTTCAATAAGCTTATTGAAGCCAACTGGGGAATTTATAATCATATCAATAGTTTATATGGTGATCATTCAACTGGGTTCAAAGATCTACCTAAATTTAATGGTAATGAGCCTTTGACTCAGGCTAGATTCCAAGAGATTATTGAAAACTATAAGAAGATTAATAACTTCTTAAACCGTAACTGGAATAAGTATTTTGACGGTTCTGGTTATTGTATTTTATCTTGCCAAGTAGCATGTCAAGCGGCTTGTCAGCTAGCATGTCAATCTTGTCAATATAATACATGCCATAACCAAAACTGTGGAGGTTGGTCGTAATGAAAATCTTCATGTTAGATGAGGTTTATGATTATGCCAAGAAATCTGGTATTGTCGATAAACTAAATACTCTAATCAAAAAGAAATACAACCCTACTAGCATTCAGACAGACTTACAGTCTTATTATGACGTAAGTAACTCTCCTGAATATAAAGCTATTATGGGTGAATTGGAAACAAAGATTAAACAGGATGATAGATCTCTCTATAATCTTTGGACTTATACAAAAGAACAATCTTTCGAAGTATTATCTGCACTTCTTAATAGTGTAAAGAACTTACGTGATAGATTTGTTATCTTAGATAAATGCATTGCATATAAGATATCCACTGCCTATGAGTATGAGATTCTAGTATCTCTACTCTGTACTATGTATGAAGAAGCAGCTGATAATATTAAACGTAGTTTACCTAAATATATTCATATTGCTTACGTCAACTACGCTAGCATCAAATACTGCTTAACAAAGATCTCTACTTCTGGTAACTTAGATATCTTTGATGAGTATGAGAAGTATATCGATAAGGTATATGCTAGAGTTAATGAATATATTGACTCTAAGGATACTTTACAGAACTTACGTTTAGAGACAAGATGTGCTGCATTACAGTATATCTTACCTAGATTGAGTCCTGAAGATAAATTGAAAACTTTAGCTAAGATTGAGAAGTTAGTAGATCTAGATACATTAACGTTTGATAATAAGTATAACTCCATTGGAGTTATATGGACTTATGAACGTCTATATGAAACTTACTTCGACTTAGGTAAATACCATAAGTTCTTTAAATGGGTCTATAAGCAATATGAATACATGGATAATGCTTTATCTGATAAAGCTACATTCTTCGATGCTTTAAGATACTATAATAAGAATAATATCACTGGTTTCATTATCTCTATGAGACGATTCTATAAGATTCAAAATCTATTCCCTCTATTCAATATGGAATTTGATAATATCTCTCAGAGTGATGAAGACTTCATTACAGATCCTATGTTAGACTATACTCTATATGATGACTATGCTAATAAACTAGTAATGGAGAAGTTTAAGAACTATGTAGATGCTTGGTATCTAAACAACTCTAATCGCTTAAATGATATTGCTAAGAATAAAGACTTACTTCTTAAATGTAAGAAGTATGTACTTGAGAATATTGAACATGAAGAGGAGAATAAGTCTACTAATGCAGACTATGATAGTGCAGAGCATCCAGAGAATACATCAACTGTAATCCCTGGGGAATTTGTTGAAGAACCTGAACCTACAGAAGCTCCTGCTATTGATGTACCTACATTACCAGATGGATTTAATGTAGACATGGAAGACTTAAGTCGTCTATCTGAACGTGCAGCAACTCCTACTGATGTAATCAATACTGATACATTATTGAAATTGGAACGTGAAGGTGAAGATCCTGAGATTCCATCTACTAATAATGCAGTTACTACTGAAGTAATACCTGAACCTCCTGTAGTACCAGTATTCACTCCTAGTAGACTACCTACTGAAGAAGAACTCAATACTATTATTGAGACATCTGCTGTACCTGAGCATCCTGTTACAGAAGAACCTACAGTTCCTCCACCTCCAGTACCACCTGCTCCACCAGTAGCTACTCCTACAGAGTCAACTGCAGAACCAGTGGCTTCCCCAGTACCATCTGCTCCAGTAGTTACCCCTATAGAGCCAGCTACTGTACCTGAAGTGCCTGCATTGCCTGGGAACTTTGCAGTTAATGAAGATGAACTTAATAGTCTAAGTGAAGAAGAACGTGCTGCTATGTCAGCTATGAATGAGGAATAATGTATAAAGAGATTTATCTAATGCTTACAGAGGCTTGTCCTAACAGATGTGAGTATTGCTATATCAAAGGGCGAGATAACCCTGCAACTATGACATTTGAACAGATAGATCAAATTATACAAGAAGAGAAGCCTTCGAGGATTTTATTCTTCGGAGGCGAACCTCTTTTGTGTTTAGATCTTATCGAAAAGACTATGGAGAAGTACTATGGGAAACTTAAATTCCAAATAGTAACTTCTACTGTAGTTAACTTTGAGAAATTTATCGATCTTAATGAGAAGTATCCTATGAATGAGATCCAATTATCATGGGATGGTTTTGCAGATAAGAATCGTGTTGATACATGTGGTAAATCTATCGCTTCTAATGTATATCAAAACATCTGGTATGCTATTGAGCGTGGATTAAAATTCGATATCAAATGTGTTATTGGTAATGAGAACGTTCATCTTATGGAAGAGATCCATAAGCAGTTCTTAGAATTCAAAAAGTATGGTGTATCTGGTGAGTTTGTAGTAGCTCATAGATCACTATATACTGATAACTTCCTTGAAGTATTCAAAGAGCAATATAAGAAGACCTTTACATTAGATAAGATGTATATGGATCATCTTAATAGAATCATTGCAGTACTTCAAAATGATAGATACTTTGGTTCTTGTGATGCTGGTAAATATAAAGTTATCACTCCAAGTGGCTGGGAATCTTATTGCACTGCATTATCTCAAGAAGAATCTAAATTTGGTGATGAATTACTTCAGAAACCATGTAAGAATCCTATATGTGATGAATGCAATTATCGCTGTATGTGCGATGGTGGTTGTCGTTATGAAAGATACTTAGAATTTGGTGATGAGTGGGAATCTAACTTCTTAGAATCTACTTGTATCATGATGAAAGTATACTATGACACAATCAAAGAATGGATCTCTTCTCTAAACAGTGAAGAGATCGAAAGACTTTATGATATCATTAAAAGATATAAAGCTTATCAAGCTAGTTATCATGAGGAGATGAAATACTGATGCTTAACTACGTTCCTGAGAGGATTTATAAAGTACTAAAAGATGAACCTAAGTTTATTGAACTAACTGAGATGATTACAGATAGATTCTCTAAACTTGGTACACTGTTAGATGTGGTAATGTTTGACACCAATGTTAAAGTTGATAAAGACATCTATAGCTATTATACTAATACATTGATTGATTTAGTTCATGAGCTATGTCCTCAATACGATCTACAGCTATACATTACTCTAATGCAAGTTAATAAAGATGAACTATTAGGATACTATGATAAACGTCATAAGTATGATGCTGAGACTATACTATATCTCTTGTCTTATCTAATCAATTGCTCTTATGATGATTATACTTTCCCACAATTCCAAAAGACTTATGTGGAAACATATGAGACTACTCCAATTGAAGTACGTAATCAATTCTCTGATTATATTCATCTTAAGTATATCAACTCTAAAGTTGAGAGATATGCTATGTATGAAGCACCTAGAGATGAGACTTACATCCTTAGAGTGGTAGATCTTCTAAAGACTCTATATGGTATTTATAAAGATATTGTAAATAATACTGATATCCTTAAGTATTGTTTCATTGAGATCTTAGATCACTCTCTAACTAATGCATTTAAGTTTGTAGATAATGATAAGCTTATCTATAAAGCAGTTCAGCAATTAGAGATCCCCGCAGAGTTTGAAGATGGTGACTTTAAAGGCACATCTATCAATGAACTAGGTATCTTAGATAAGAAATTTGAATTAGCTGTAGCTGCACGTAAGTGGGAAGATGCTATTCAAAAGTATAATGATATATTAGACTGGATTGATGAAGCATTAGCTCATCCAGATAAACTATATCGTACTCTTATTATCTATGATAAAGTAATGGCACCTAACTTCTGTGCTATATTACGTAGATATTTGATTCTTTCTACTAAGTACTTCAATAGACTTGGAGAAAGAGAGATTAAGTTAAATCCACAAGATAAAGAGTTTATCTTAAAAGAAAACTATGAGGGTTTAGAGTTTTCCAATTTGGAAACAACTCTATCTTTTAATAGATTGACTCGCCATATGGATGAATGGGTTGCTAATAATGAAATAGCACTACAAGCATTCAAGGCATGGTATTATAATATCTATAAGAATGGATTAAGTGAAACAGATGTACAATTGCAACAAGCTGAAGATTAATGATATAAATGACTTTACTTTATTCACTTTAGAATTAGACGTAGCACAAGTCTGCAATATGGCTTGTGCTTATTGCTATCTAAGAGGGAATACTAATGAACCCCATAAGTTTGACCGATGGGATGACTTATATGAATTATTAAGAAATATCAAATTAGCAGATAAATTCACTATTGGTCTAACCACAGGTGAGTTATTCTTAGATGAGACAGTAGAGTATATCTACAATGCAGTCAAGAAGCTTAATAAGATCAATAGATTCTCTGATAGTGAGATTCTATATAGACTCTACTCTAATGGATCTAATGCAAAGAATATAATTGATGTCTTTGACTATATTGGATCTAATAAGACTATGATTAGTATCTCATATGATGGTATAAACTCTTCTAGAGTATTTAAACCAATGAAGTATACTGATATTATTAAGCAATTAGAAATCTTAGCCGACTCTAGATATAGTGATAAGATTATCATTAGATATGCTTTACATGAGAATATTCAAAACATGTTTGATACATTTAAGTTCATCCATGAACTTGGGTTTAAGAATATTGAATACTATACAGTGAATAACTATGATATGTATAGACGTTATGACTATATAGATGAGTTTACTGCTCAATTAGAGAGAACTCTAGATTACTTCAAGGGATCTGATTTCAAAATCTATAATATCAATAAGTATCTACAATTTAAGAATCCTAGAAGACTATGTGAATATGGTACTTCATTAGCTATAGACTTATATGGTAGACTTACCATGTGTCCATTATCATTTGGTGGAGATGTTATAGATGAAGTATCTATTGACTTATCCGATTACAAAGATCTACCTAGTTTGTATGAGAAATTCCAAGAAGAATTCATTATAGATAGATCTAGTCTAGACTGTGCTACATGTACCAATCAGCTATGCGAAGAATGTTGTTCATTTAAGTCTATTCCTAAGAGTAAGAATAGATTATATCAACAATGTGAACTTCGACATGCTGAATTAGATGTATATGAAAGAATGTTTAAGGAGACATCAAATGTTTGACAGATTTGATGCATTAGTATACAAAGTATCAGAGTATTGTAACTTAGACTGTGTATATTGTTTTCAAAAGCATGATGTTAAAGAACGTACACGTGGCTTTACATACTTTGATGAACTAATTAAGTTACTTATAACTTTACCATTAGCTGATGACTTTGAAATCAAAGTCACTGGTGGAGAGTCTAGTCTTCACTGTGATAAGATTAGACAAGATTATAAGAAGTTTAAGAAATTAGAGCGTTATAAAGAGACAACTATCTCTATGACGACGATTTCTAATGGGTCCAGTATAGGAGGCCTGATAGACCTCTGGAATGATCATATTTTAGATCCATGGGGTTGTAAGATATCCTGGGATGGGGTATATAGTGCATCGAAATCTAGAAAACCAAAGAATATAAAAGTTTTCAATGATGATTATTTCAATAATGCTATCATTGAATTAGGAAAATCTAATTACAATGATAAGGTATTAGTCCGTACAGCTTGTACTCCTGATACGGTAGATAATTTATATGATGCCTATAAGTTTGCATTAGATAATGGTTGTTATAAATGGGAATACTATCCATTGTCTGATTGTGATTACTATAAAGACCCAGATTTCTTAAAGAAATTTGAAGAGCAGCTATATTATATCTTCGAAGAGAATGCTAGAGAAGAGAATTATGATAAAATAGTTGCAAATGTCGACACAATGTTGTATACTAACTTTATAGGAGTAAAAGATAAACTTCGTGCAGTTAGCTGTAGACATCTTGGACATTTTCTTCATGTTGGAATAGATGGATCTTTATACCCATGCGGATACTTCTCTGATGATGCATTCTATTCTAATCAAACTCTAAAGATTGGTGATGTATTCACTGGACTATATCCTGATGTATTGGAATCATTTGCTGAAGAATATAATCAGACTCCAATGTGTAGTGTAGCAGAAGATGATGGATGTAAATGCTTCCATTGTTTCGAATGTCCAGCTGTAAGTAAGTTCTATAAGAATAACTTACAAGATAAGATGAGACAACAATGTGCTATGCGTCATATTGAATCTAAAGTGTTTAAAGACATCTATAAAGATATATCTGAGCTTGACCGAGAACGATTATCAAGAAATTTCTCCTATGCTGAATTTTAAAACATAAAACTACGGGTACAAAGAATCATTATTTGTACCCTTATTGTTTTCATAAAGGGAGAATTAGTAATGAGTACAACTAGATATATCGTTAAGAAACGAACTTTGAAGAATAACACTTTAGGATTACTAGCAAAGGTATTCACCGTTGCAACGGTTCTCAAGATACTTAATTATCTTGTCAAGTTAATCACAAAGAAATAATAACAAGACCCTATAGGCTTTAAGTCTATAGGGATTATTATTTTATAAATTCCATAAAGAGCCTCAACATTTAAGTATAGACTTTAAAAAGAAAGTTGGTGTAAAATGGCTAATCGTGGCAGATATAAATACGATGATCTAGTCATTAATAAAGATGCCAAGATTGATGGTGATTTTATTAAGACTACTAATCATATGACATATATCATCAGGAGATTAAAGAATGAGCTAACTGATATGGCACATGTTGCTCCAAACCCTGATGAGCATACTAATAGATATTATCAAGAGAAGACTATAAGTCCTGCTAATACTACAGCATATAATGACGTAGAAGATAGACGTCTTAAGACTAGTGATAATGATAAAAAGATTACAGTGGATAAGATTAACTCATTAGTTCAATATTATAACTCATTGAAGTCTAATGGATTCTTACCTAACGATGTATTTAAGAAAGTACCAGAGCTTCAGTATGGTGATAAGCTATCTAATGAGTTATTCTTTACTCTTAGAGATAACTTACGAGCTATTGGTAAGTACTTAGACCAAACTTGGAATCAATCCTTCAATGCAGACGGATACTGTATTAAATCATGTCAAGTTGGTTGTCAAATTAACTGTGAGATTTCTGCACAGTTACCAGGTGATGAGGGTGGTTATGAATACCCTCAAGGGATTGGTATCCAAGGATTTGATCATGCATACCCTGGTAGATATTATTCTAGTGAACCACCTAAAGGTAATAGCTATTGGAAGATCATGCTAGTTAATAGTGGTACCAATGCAGAAGAACGTGAAAGACGTAGACAATGGGAAGCTGGTACTAGAGTTGCATGGTTTACTCCTAGAGATCAACTAGCAGGATATCGTCATAACTTTGCTGTGGTTAATAATACACTAAAAGATCGTATCCGTAAATATAATAAAGAACGTGAAGATTATAATAGAGCTCAAAAGGCTAGTGGTAAAGTACCATATGGTTATAAACCATATTACTCATGGGAACTAAATACATTTGTTGCTCCAATAAGTGATGAGTGGTTAGATTCCTCTAAGGCAAATAACTTCTACCGTAATGGTGCTCATAACTACTATCACGATTTACCTAAATATGCAGAGGCAAATAGAAATAACTTTGTCTTTGTTGACTTAGATAATGACTGGGTAGTTAGAGGCACTAATGATGTTAAATATAATAAACGCTCAGTAGACTACTATAGATATATTAAATATGCTGAAAAGAATAATCCTCTTAAGAGGAAATATGTTTATAGTGGTGAGATGGGCGAGCATAGAGATGATTAAGGAGAATAAAGAATGGCAAAACTAAGAGATAGTGAAGTCAAAGATACCCTTAATGTAGCTGGCAGTATAACCTCTAAAGGTAAAGCTCTAGTTACAGAGGGTCATACTCATACTCCAGAAGAAATTACTGGGTTAAAAGAATATATTAAAACTAATAGTGGTGGTAGTGGATCTGGATCTACTAGTGGTAGTAGTGAAAATACTGGTGGTACTGTTACATTACCAGAGAATATTAATGCTAAGACATTAGATGGTCATACTGTAGATGAATTTGCATTAAAAACAGATGTAATGCGAACTTCTAGATATATAGTAGATAAATCAGTCTATGATAACTTCTGGTCTAAATGTGTTAAGATAACCCTCAATAATACTCCAGCTGATACATTTATCATAGTAGAGGACTTAAAATATAAACTAGTATTAGATCGTAATGGACGCCTACTCGATTTCACTCTAAAAAGCCCTGTATCTGACGATATATTTAACGACAGTAGAAAGGTACCAACAATTTCTAGTTCTAGAAATATAGTATATATCAGAGGTATGGGAACTTTTAACTATGGTAATATTGGATTTGTGGATATTAAAGTAATCGGTAGCGATAATACTGCTCATGATTCAATTACAATAGAAACTGTACCGCAAAATTCCTCCAATCTTGGGAATTATACGTATCTTGATATAAATAAAAATATTAGTAATGCTATACATCATGCATCTGAAATTAAATGGTCTCTTACAGAATTAGGTGCGGCTAAATATGTAATAAAACCTAGATACCTAGATAGATATCGTAATGGTAACGCATTGGCTATACCTTCAGGCGGTGAATCATATGTTGTAGATTTAAAATCCGGTAAATATATTAGAACCTATTCTAATATGATTACTAGTAATATTGAACGAGCTAATGCTAAAATAGTTAGAGCTTATGGATTATTCTTTCTAATCAATCTATCAATGTTTGAATCTATTAATGATATAGTAGTATTTTCGCAGTTTGCTATAAATCTAGATAAAAATATAGATAGATTAGATAGTATTTCTTACACATATCAAAATGACCAGCTCTCAAATAATTCTAATCTAACTATAGAAAAATTTAGAGAGATGTTTAATTATGGTAAAGCCTCTCAATCTGCTGAAATCAACTGTAAAATTAATGGTATACCATTCAATGGCAGAGATGATATTACAATCCCTGGGTCTACTAATGCAACTACATTAGATGGATTATCTTCTAGTCAATTTATTAAAGCTACAGATGTTATGGCTGGTACTGGTAAGATTCCTAGATTTGACGCTCAAGGATTCTTAGTATATCCAGATGGTTCCAAGGAGCGTATTGAAAATGTCTGATGTATTAGATAAAGTACTAGCAGTATATGATGCTATGGGTAGACGTGAGACTATACAACTATATAAAAGAGCTTCATTCTTTGAAGAAGATGCTAGATGTATTATAGTTGATGGTAAACCTGCATACTACGCTATTGGTCCTGTGAATCATGGTAAGGCTACAAAGAAACGTATCATTCTTAGTAATGGTGTTGAATATGCTGCCTTACGTGAAGGCGAGCATTTATAAAATAAACCCCCATAGGAGTTGAACTCCTATGGGGATATTTATTATTGTTGAGAATATTTAATATTTAATACCATATATATCATATAGATGACGTTTAGTGTCCAATATACTTAGTTTAGTTTCTGTAGTTAATGCAGCACTGTGGTTCCATCTATTGGCATCTTTCTTGAATGGTATCAATGTTACCCAAGCGTTATCAGTACCGAATGCAGGTGCAATTACTTTTGTATAAGATGTAGATAGTATCTTTTTCAATACTGGTACCCTGATGGTAGAATAATATACATCACCGCCATCGCAAACGATTACGATTTCATCATATTCTGTCCAGTTTTTAACAGGGATACTACTCCAGTTATTTTCAACCCATCTACGTTTTTCAGTAAATACATTCATACCAGACTCATTTTTCATGGTATAAATATCATTGCTACCCACTCTAGTTTTATACTCAGCCCAGTTAACGATAGATTCACATGTAGCTTTTTTTGCATTATTAATTCTATTAGTCAAAGTATCAATATTACCTTGAAGAGTAGTTCTTAAAGATGCAGTTGTACTATTGATAAGATCAGTTAATTCACGTTTAACCCTATCAATATTAGCATTAGATGTAGTTAAGTTAGCACTAACTGTATTTGTTAATGTAGTCTTAGCTGTTTCAATCAAACCATTCAACTCAGTCTTTGTAGCTTGAAGAGAATCAGTATTGGCTAATTCAACCCAGTCTGATACTGCAGTATTATTCATAGCAAACTTAAGTTTCTTAGATCTAGGTTCATAAGAGAACTGACCTGCAAACTTAGGGATCATATTACTATTGCCATGGATATTGAAATGATCCATGGAATCATAACTGCCTGCACCATCAGAGATATAATACTGAGGGCCACCATATCTTTGGGATAGTCTAGCGCCAATAGCTTGACCTCTAGATACATTTTGATAGTTTGGTACAGTTCTATACTGGAATCTAACTTGACCACCACCAGTAATTTCATTAGATATATTACGATTAGCTACACCATTTACATTGATATTTCCATCAGTAGCGTAGTATACGGTTTCAATATTCTCTGAAACTGTAGTATTACCAATAATATTTATAGTAGAGCCTTCAGTAGATCTAACACCAAATTTGGCTTTACCGTATAAAGTACATCTATCGAGGGTCACAATAGCAGAATATGCATCTACAGCGACAAGTATAAAGTTACTATCAGTATTAGCCTTATTAATAAGTCTTTCATGATCGAAACCCATCTTACAGTTAATAAATTTACTCCTACCACAAGATACTTCTACATTATAGAATGTACTAGATGCTTCTAATGCTTTTGGAGTGGCATCGATATTACTACTCTTGAATGTAATACCTTCAAATATTATGTGAGTGCAACCAAAGATATACATCGGCGGGAAAATAACTTCTTCGCTAGGGTTTTGGTTAATAATTCTAACTCTACCTTTAAGGTTGATTAACTGTAATGACCCCATACTACCATCAAAAATACGGAAGAAATTATAGTTATCCCTATTTTTAGTATAGTCTCCAGGGTATACTAGAATTTTAAGTTCTCTAGAATTATTTAAATGGGCCATTCTTATTGCATCTGACAAATATTTCAATGGAGCACCAGCATCGCCTGTATTGATCTCGGATCTGGTATTAATATCTACATAGATAGTATTTAGACTACCACTGAAATTTGTTTGAGCACATAAATCAGGATACCCATGAGTTAATTCTTTATTATACTCTACACTATTATTTTCAGCTCTATAAGTAATATGGATATCTGCATATTGTTTGGTTAAAAAGTAAAGATTAGACCCCATAGCTGCCAAATTATCTTGATAGTCAAATCTGGTACACTCGACCATTTGGCGTTGATTACATGTAATAATTACATCCTTAGGTTTTAACTTTTTAAACTTCCAAGGCATATTTGTAATAGAATGATGATGGGATTTCATCAAATCGATATTAGTCGGCATATCCCAAGCAAGACCTGCCATTACTGACTCACGAGCATCACCTTGGGTTAAATAATTACGACCAATATAGGATACTAATAGACCGATAGATGTATTATTATAATCATTTTTATTCCAAGATTCGGTATTATGATATCTAATCCAGTAGTCATTATTATTATGGAAGTATAAGTTAGCTCCATGGAAATCTATATTACCTGTCGGAGCAACTTCGAATTGAACTCCATATTGTATTGCCGCAGCTTTATGCTCGTTATAGGTGCGTTGTAAAACTGCTGCTGGCATGCCCCAAGGTCCTGGTATACCATTAGGATATCTAAATACGTCTTGAACGTATACCTTGCTAACTAATCCATCTCTCATCATATTAATGGCATTACTATAATGATCCCAATGCCAGTGACTAATGAGAAGGAATTCGAATTTCTTAATTCCATTTTCTCGCATAGCCCGCTTGATGGATTCATAGCCACCACCACCAGTGCTATTAGCGAACGTATCTACGATGAACCAATATTTTTTATCAATACCAATAAATGCACAATCGCCTACATCAGCAGTAGGGCCTTCGACATCTTGAACTGGACCAAACATTGGGAAGATAACATCAAGAGATTTATTTTTCAACTCAGAAGTCTTAGCTTTAACTTCTTCTAAAGCTTCACCAAGAGATCTTGTTAAAGTTTCAAAGTCAGGACGAACTACTGTAACTTGATTGGAGTTAGTAGCACGAGATCTAGCTACTTTATATACAGTAATCTCAATTACTTCACCAGCATCAGCAGTATAACCAATTAAGGAGATACTCTTATTTTCAGTATTGAATCTATAGTTACGGTCTTTGATTAGACGTACACCATCATGGAATACTTCGATTCTATCAACACCAGGATCATAGTTAAGTGTATCAAATCTGAATACATTTTCACCATCTTGAGTAACTGCATATGAGTATGTAGTACTATCGATGAGATAAGGTAAACCATTTGTTACATAGAAGCGATTGCTATCACTGTCGTATTGGAGATATAATTCATCGCCAGCAATAATATCACCAGTCTTAACTGGATCATAACCAACAAAGATAGGAATATCTTTACCAGCAACTTTCAATGTAGCATTAGCAGCAACATCTGCATGGAATTTAACCATGATAATATTACCATCTAATAGACGGTAATCAGTAGCCAATGTACTATTCATAGTACGAGCATCATCTCTAGTAGTGCATCGTGTTACAATAGCACCACGGTCTAATAGAGCAGCCATTTTATCATACAAAGATTTAACTGCAGCACTAGAAGCAACTGCTGTTGTATCATTTGTTAGATAGCTATGACTATACTTTTGCATTCTATCAATAGGAATAGTACCTTTATTGATATATGCACCATCGATAGCATTCATAGTCTCAAGTTTAGGTACTTGAGTATTATAAATGAAATGGAAGTTGATAGTACGATTGATATCTACCTCTTCTTGGAAAGTAATTTGATTACCCTCTACAGAGTAACGGTTAGGGTAGATTTGTGCAGTACCAATGAATACCATCATCATATTAGGATGATTAAAGTATCCTTCAAATGGAACTGGAATATCGAAAGTTTTACCTTTCTTGGTAACTAAGATAGAGTTAAATGCAGAAGCAATATGAGAGATTTGTCTAATCTTAGCTTCTACAGTCTCACCATCATCAGTATATACTTGAGAAGCAATAGTTAATGGAGCATATCTTTCTTCACCTTTAACTAAAGTAGTTGGAGTGATTGTTTTGTAGTCACCCAATAGTTTAGTAATCTCAGAAGTAGATACTACATTTACCCATTCAGTTGTAGCACTCCAAGTATAGAATACATTAGCTGTAGTTACATAATAGATCTTAGAATCACTAGCTTGACTATTATTAGATAAACGATATCTATCAGAGTCAGCATCTAAGATGATAAGCTTATCTGTTTTAAAGCGGATATCATATGCAACGTCATAGTACGTTTCATTGGTATCCGTAGCATGTATAAATTGACCTTCTTCAATAGGTACATGAGCTAAGTCAGCACGTAGAGAAGATAAGTATTTTAAGGTTGCCATCTATATCCTCCAATTAAATTCTTATATTGTATTATCAATTTCAGCATCTCTACCAACAAATGTAGGAGAAACAGTACAGAACCAGTTTACTCCACCATCATATGTATTAAGACGAACTAATTGAGTTTCATTATTCTTAGATGGAATAATACGTCTAGGTAATTTCAATTCAACACCATCATGACGAGTGATATGAATATTAAACGCTTGACCATTTAAGTTATGTGGATCTAAGATAAGAATAATTTCTTGAGTAGATCCTGTGCCTCTAGTGATTTGGAATCTAGGCTCAGCTGTATCAAGGATATAGTTATAAACTCTACCAGCAGAAACTACTGCAGTAGTACCACCAGCTAAGTTAATCAAAGCTTCTTGAGGTAAGTTACTGGAAGTATTTAACTTATTTTCCAATACTTGAATTCTAGGTAATGGATCTTCTGCAGTCAAAAGACCTTGTACTTTGGAATTCAATTGAGCAAAACCATTAGTCAATGTATTAGTAGTTGCTTCTAAGTTAGTTACATTAGTAGTCAAGTTAGGTACACCTTCAAGAGCACCAGTTCTTACTTTCAATGCATCTAATGCATTAGCAATACCAATATTCTCTAATGCACTAATACGATCATTCAAAGAATTACGTACTTGAGTATTATTAGTATCATATTCTTTCAATGCAGCAATCTCTTGATTAACTGTATTTAAACGGTTTTCACTATTATCAGATACAATTGTAAGACGTTGTTGAATCGCATTGATACGAGAGCCAAAGTCTTCACCTTGCTCAAGATTAGCTACCTTTTGTAGAAGTAGATTAACTTTAGTAGTAAGATCTTCTTTACCTTGGATACCATTTAACTTGTTTTCTAAAGCAGTTACTCTAGTACCATAGTCCTCACGAGCATCTAGTCCTAGCACTTTATTTTCCAATTCTCTAATTCGAGTATTGATTGGTGCAATAGAACTCTCTAACGTAGTCACTTTAGGAGTAATCCCTGCAAGAGATGTTTCTAAATCACCAGTTCTTGTAGTGACATTATCTATATCACGACGCATTACTGGTAGATTAGAGTATTCATTAGCTGTAAATTTAACTGCAGCTACATCTTCTCTTAACTTCTTGAATTCAGCAGCATTAGGTGGTGCTGTATCTTCAAGACGTTTTACACGAGAAACGATGTCAGTATCAGTACGTGGAACCCATTTAACGATGTTACCATCTTTAACTGGATACGTATTATTCAAAGCATGATGGAACCCATTGATTTCAATACGACCATCATAGTCAACGATAGAGTCATTATCAAAAGATGCTTGAGGAACTCTATAACGTTTATTTGTTTCATCTAACGTTTGTAGATTATGTGTAGAAAGTTGTTTGATATAGTTAGAAAGGTTTACTGTACCAACGCCTTCAATATTAAAGACGTAGTTAGTTAAGTCAATACCCCTCTCAACTTCTTTCATGATAAGTTTCGTAATATCAAAGATTACAGATTTATCTTCAGCGGATACTACATAGAGCTTACCGGTTTTATAGTCAAATAAGATTTCTTTTTTCTCTGCTAGGAAGCGAGAATTATAATCTAATGCTATAAGAGGAACACGAGTCCCTTTATAGTTAGAAGTAGCCATATTATACCTCCTTGCGAATATGTATTTTAATTACATTAATGTTCAAAATGTAACCGGATAGGGAATTTTTACTCCCTATCCGGCAATTTGTTAGTTATTTATAATATCATCCGCATCGAAGATATTGAGTTGATCTAACTCAGTTTGTTTGTTTTCATCAACTACGATCTTAGGTAATTCTTTCAAGAATACAGGTCTATCTTTTTCTAATAGAACTTCTTCATTGGATACTACCTTAGATCTACCTGGGTCAGTATCTAACTGTGCATTAGTCATTTCGACATTAAGTTCGCTATAGTCAATATCAGGGTTATGTATATGAGTTGCATCAAGAGCATTAGATAAGTAGATATTACTATCTTCATTACTTAAGACTTGTTTATTTTCATAGCTTAACCCGATTACACCATGGAACTTATGGTCTGGGAATGCAGCTAAGTTAATATTACCAGTAGTAATACGTTGCTGTGCTACATAGACTACATATTGCCCTAGAGGCTCTACTTTCATATAAGAGTTAACCTCTTTGGGAATAGAAGCTTCAGATAATGAAGTTCTAACACCATTACTTAATAAGGAATTGAATCGTTGACGATATAATTCAGACTTATTAGAGTCAATAGCAAATGCATCTGTACCAGTAGCATAACCTAATTCGGAGAAACCAGAGCCATATAATGTACCATCACTATTAAAGTGAATTTCATTACCATCAGTAACTGTATTAAATAGACTAGAGTCATAAGAGTTAGTCTGTCTATTGAATAGATCATTAACGTTAGTTACATCAATATCACCAATTCTAGGTAATGGTGCTACAGAGAAGTCTGTACTACCATATCCACAGAATTGGAATCCAGCTGGTAATCTATGTAATACATTAGTTAATGATGTCTCATAGCCACTACATAATGTAAGAATAATTTCACCTACATGGTCTGGACAGATCCAATATACTTCTCCAGGCTCAGTGAATGCTTGAGAGTAAGTAAGATTGAATTCTTTAGAATAGATAGTCTCCAAATCATCTACGAAGTTATCAGCTTCCACTGTAGTATCACCTTCATAGAATACTGGAATAGCATTCTTATCAGAGTCAAAGTTGATTCTATATTTCAAATGATATTGATTCAGGTCAGTATCAGCAAGATCATAAGCAATATGAATAAACCCATTAGTTGGTACAGTTAACTTATATTTCATACCAGGGTATACTTTAAGATTTCTAATGATCTCTTTTTGATAGTAGTATGGTGTAATTCTACCACGAGTACTATCAGTATCATTAGCTCTAATAGGTTTCATTCCAGGTAAGAAGTCATTCTTCGCTGGAACCCCAGGGAGATTATTCACTTTATTGATTGGTTGACAGATGACTGTTGTATCAGTACCAATAACTGTATCTAGATATCTAGCCACATCTACTGGTAATATATAGCTTACTTCACCAATCTCAAAGTCAGAAGAGTTTAGATAGCCTAAAGTCTCTGTAGCAGTAGTTAATGGTTTAATACGACTAGCAGATCCAATAGATCTAATATTGATCATGTTAACATCTTCAGGTACAGTGAATGTATATCTACCAGGAGCAATATACTTATTAGTAATACTAGCTAAGTCATAGATAGATCTATTCTTAAGTGTACTTGTATCATAAGTATATACGAATGGTAATCCTTTATTGACACCATTAGCTAAGCAATGAGTTCTAATGATATCATTAATGATAGCCTCTTGAGATGTATCTGCCATGATATGTCCCTCAAGATCAGTTACGTTAGTATAGATATCAAAGAGCTTATTGATATCTTCATTAGATACTTGATTCATAATGATATCATAGTCAGAGTTAATAGATTTATACTTACTCAACTCTGGGATAGATGGAGTATAATCAAGAATCAATGCATTGAATCGTGTTTGAACGTCAGATTTCAATCTAATGATGTTATTAGCGATATTCATGATATTATCTTTAGTAATCTTCTTACCATTGATATACATGAAGTATAGCTTATTATTCAATAGATGTCCGATATCTGCTCTATTCAAGTATAAGTAACCACGTTCATTAACCATAGCATGTTGAACGTCTTCACGTTCTAAGGATTTATTGCTTTGGTTAGCGATATAGAAGTATAAGAATGATAATGATTGATCTTTGTTTAAAGCATCATTATAATCTTTCAAGATAATCTTATTAGTTTCCATATCTAATACATATCGACTTGGATCAATGAATGTTTGATTTGCAAATACCATTAGAGAGTTACCTAACTTGAGGTAGTTATCAAATGGTAATTTTACAATGAATTCAGTCTGACCATCTACTACAGCCTTAACATCGATGATTTCTTTTTGGATTACTACATAGTCAGAGTCTACAAGAGTAAATGTGACTTGACGATCTGGACTAGTAATAATGCTATCATCAATGAATGTTAATGTATTACGAGTCTTAGAGATTTCATATTGAGACTCTCTAACGAATGTACTACCAACAGTTACTATAACTTTCTTATCCATAAGCATAGAATCTGCCCATGGAATAAGGAATGTACGTTGACCTTCTGTAGTACATGCTACAGACTCAGTTGTAAAGTGAGCATATTTAGAAGTATTGACGATCTTACCAATAGTAGCAGTCTCAGAATCAATCTCTTCAATATATGCATAGATGAATGTAACAGAACGTCCTTCACGTACAGCATCTTCTTTATTAATAAATCGGAGATCATTACCATCGATTTCGAATCTACGGTTATCAATGTAAGTATCACCGATTACACAGAAGAACTTACCTTCCTTATGAGTGAAGTCATGGAATACCTCTGGTAGTTTGAATACCATTTGACCATTCGTTTCAGCTACAACTTCATCAATCATAGTCTTAACTGATACATCTCTACCAACGATAAAGTTAAATATCAATTCTTGACCTACATTGAGACCATCAGTTGTAAGTAACTCAACAGTATTCTCTTTAGTGTCAATATAGTATTCACCATCATTTAGGAATACACCATTACGGATTAAGAAGAAACTGTTTTGATCTTCAAAGTATTTAGCATATGGTAATGGAATACCAAACTTAGTTTGATTTTCCATAGATGCTCTTACAGTCACTGCAGTTGTACCAACTTTATTCTTATCTTCAGGATATACGAATACGAAGATTAATGCAGTACCTCGAGTAAGACCAGTATCTCTATCAAGGAATGTAATAGTGCCCTCTTCTTTGTTTAGATCATATCGTGTAGGACTTACATAAAGACCACGATACGTCACAAAGAAGTAACCATTGAAGTTCTCAGGATATGGTATATCGAAACGTAATTGATTATCACGTTCAGTCATAACAAATCTAGGTTCTATATTAAGAACTGATTCTTCTTCAAGACCACCCATAGGGTTACTATCGATATTCTTATTATATAAGAATACGAAAGTAACTTCACGACCATAGTCTACATAGTCTTCTGGGTCTTTAAATACAATCTTACGACCAACTACATTGTATCGACTTTGGTCTACCAATACAGAACCACGCATTAATAAGAAGCTTTCATGATCTAATAATGCAGACTTAGATGGGAATGGAATAGAGAAGATTGGCTGTCTATCTATAGTAGCACGTACAGTAACTACATCAACTTGGTTAGATCTACCAATATTTCTATATTCAAAGTCATATGGTAAGTAGAAGATATCAACTCTATCTCCCGGTTGAGCTACACGTCTAACGTGTACACATACTTCTGTAGCTGTATTTTCTACATCAGGTACAATAACTCTATACATATCACGACTTAGAAGTCTACCATTATGATATACAGCAAAGCGTTCAGGGTTTAGACATGGAATGAAGTTACGACTGAAGAAATATCTAACTGTAGGTTTAGTAATATTAAAGTGCTGATACTTAAACTGATTCTTAGCAGCCATATAGATAGTCTTACCATAGAATGCAGGATTAGTAAATGTAACAGCTTTAGTATCTTTATCTACTTTATAATCTACATCATAGATTGTACGTTTATTGAATGGCAAGTCTTTATAGATTTGCTCTTCAGTATAGTTAGCAAATACCATTAAGTCATCATACTTGATGGTAGTATTCTCAATAGTATTATTCTCTTCAGTACAGTTTACTTCTAAGAAGTTATTATTTACCCCAGTGAAGTAAGCAATTTCGAATGTATTGAAGTCTAAGATCTTATCAATCTCATCATTCGTAATAGGAATCTCGAAATTGTTTGTATTATAACGAATACGATCATAGATATCCCATAGCTCACCATCTTTGTAGATGATTACAAATGTCTCAGGTGTCTTATGGAACCCTCTCGGAAGAGATAGTAAGTTATTAGTAATAATATTTGCTTTTAACTCTTCACCAGTATAAGTTCTAGTATGAATCTTCATACGTTTCTCGTAGAGCTTACCAAATAATGCAGAGTTATATCTACTAATATATCGAATACCAGCATTTACATTATCTTCATACTCAGTATCATGACGATATCTGAAATCAAAGTCACGACCTAATGCAGTAACGTCTAATGTAGGCATTTCATTCTCAGGTTCAATAATAAGACTCTTTAAGAGTTCTTTATTATCAGGAATAGTAATATTACTTAAGTTATGATTAGTGATATCTCTATAGAAGTACTTAATATCTAAGTCTTTAGTTAGAGCATCACTATTGTTCATAGTAATAATATTAAGATTCTTAATATCTGGATCTATATTCTTATTGAATAACCCATCCTCCCAGCATAGGAAGTTGTGTTTAGTCATTTTGAATTTAGCATCTACATCTAGATCACTATTTATAACTCTACCACCAGCTAATACTTTAATATTACCAATAGTGAGTTTTAACAATGTAGGATCTAGACTATAAACTACGTTACCAAATGAGGAGAGTTTACCATCTTCATTAAAACGGAAGATCTCCGTATTAGGATTAGGGATTCTTCTCTCTTCAGAATAACTCATATATGTATAAGGTAAGTTAACTACTTCTACACGTTCAATATGTAATGGATTGATACCTTCAACGGTATCATTATCACATACGATATAAGTGTATTTAGCATTACGAACTACACGGAATGTAGACCATTTAACATGGTATCCATTTACGAATAGCATAAATGGATACACTAGACCTTCATTAACCGCATCAGTCATACGTTTATCAAAATCAATATTCTGTCTGTTGATATTATTAACTCTATAACGTATACCAGTCAGACGTAATACGTATCCTTCCATCTCGTAAGTTACATACCTACGGATGCCTTTGGATACGTAATAGTTCATTTTATCCCAAGTAATATCAACTACCTCTGGGACGATACCTTTCTGCATCCCAGAGATATTTGTTGTAGAATAATTCTTAAGCTGATCAACGTAGTTATAAACTTCGTTATCGAGAAATTTCATAGTATTGGCCTCCAGTTTCTAGAACAGCTTTCACGTATTCAGGAAGTCCACGATTAGTAACCTTTTCAATAGTAGATTGATTGTTTAAATAACATCCGATATATGCATTAGTCATCATAGCAGAGAATGCTGGGAAGTACTCTAATGCAAACATCGCAGATGGGGAATACATTTTAACCCATGTAGCAATAACTAGCTCAGTAGTTAACTTATGGAGTTTCAAAGAGTCTCTAAGCATAGCTACAAAAGTATCTAAGTTCTTGAAAGATTCACGATCGATATAGGATTCAATCAATTCAACTTCACGATCAGAGATACGTGCAATTTGTTTAGAGAATGCAGTATTATTTGCATAACCATATTTAGGGTTATTGCTACCAATGATATTCTTAATGAAGTATTGAGAAGCTAAGTACATAACACGGTTATGGATATTACTTACAGTATTCGTTTTGAATAGATAGTTTACGATATTATTGAATAAGGAAGCAAAAGCATATGCCCCAGCTTTAACAATATCAGTTTTAGAAACGATATTATTATAGCTACCGAAATACATTACGTTTACTGCTGCTTCTAATAAGTGAGCAACTAGTTGCTTAACATTGTTGCATTTATATTTACCACCTTCAAAGTCAATGATTTGAGTGCAGTCTACATAAACTAAGTATCTACCAGTATTACCTTTAATATCTTTAGCAGTTAATACACGAGTACTACGTGCTAATGGATGTGTACTAGTATAAAGTACAATTTGTTTGGATTCCATTGCAGATACTAAGAAAGAACCAACTTGTGTCTTCTTAACATCGTATGCAATATCAGCAAAAGCATCGGAATGAACGTCAATAACTTTACCACCTTTGATAAAGTTTAAGACAGATTTTTCGTATTCATCTTTATATTGGGAAAAGATAAAAGTCTCATTTATGAGTTTAAAATTCAACTGAGCCATTATAATCCTCCTTGGAAAGTATCTAAAATATTACTACAATGTTTAATTTACAGGTGTATACACCCCTAGGAGCATTAAACTCCTAGGGGCATATATGCAATGAAGACACATTTAAAATGAATAAAGAGCATAACACAGGCTGTCATCCTTGATTCATGATCAATATAGTTGGCGAAACTATATTACTATTAAGTTCTCAAATTAATTCTTTATTAAGCCCCAGACATATAGATACACTAATAGGAGGTGAATGAATGTTTACTTTCGGTAAAGATGAAGTAAAAATTGGTACTTATGAGCATGGAGAGAATAAAGTTCCTAGTGTGACTCAAGTACTTAATCATATTAACGAAGCATATATTGCTCAATGGGCAAACTCATTGGGATTTAAAGGTATTGGATATCGTAGAGAACTAAATCGATATGCTGTTGAAGGGACTAGAGTTCATAATGAAATAGAGTCTTTCTTAACTAATGATTTATGTATGACTGATCCAGTAGATAAGACTATGGGATTTATGTCATTTATACAATGGTTTAATGATATAGGGTATGAGAGAAATACTCTTATAGAACCAATCATGTTAGAGAAATCACTTATTGGTAAACACTTCTGTGGTACTATAGATGCAGTCATGAAGATAGGTAATGAAGTTCATATTGTAGACTATAAGACCTCTAGTAATATTGGATATAAATACTTTATGCAACTATCTGCATATAAATACCTATTAGAAGAGATAGGTATCAATGTAGATAAACTTACAGTATTGCAACTCAATAAGTTTGAGTCTAAGTATACTCAGTATACTATAGATATCAAACAGAATGAGGAGTTAGTTGAGACTCTATTCCTTGGGTTTATAGAGACACTAAACTCTTTCTATTATATCAATCTGTTTAGAGACATGAAGACATCTGACTTTATAGTCAAATAGGAGATACTATGATTTTAGATACATCGATTAATCTAGTGATACGGCTATCAAAGAATCTAATTGGAGTCGTAATTTTATACATCGTATGTAATCATACATTTTTACAGTATCATATAGATAGATATCTTGATAGTTCCTTTAGAGATATAACTAGAATGGTTCTTATAGGCAATCTAGTTATATTACTAATAGCAATTCTTGGTACACTTTGGATACTATTCATGAACTGGTTAGGGAGATTCTTATAATGGATATATACAAAATTTTTATAGCACTATATGCAACTTTAACTATATTTGCATCATGTACAGCTTTTAGTCTAATACTAGAGAGTGATCTATTTCTTAAGATATTCACATGGGCCACTGTAGCAGTAGCTATTGTCTCAGTAATAGTTACTATTATCTGTATATGGGTATGGGCATTATATTAGAGGTATGGTATTTAGTTAGGAGGAGTTATGTTTTCGTTTAAAGTAATGATAGCATCTCTTATGCTATTCATACTAGAGTCAGTATTATTAATAAGCTATCAGAATGAAGAAGTTCATGGATTGGAAGAAAGAATCCTAATACTAATTGATAGATCTTTTGCTATTGTATTTGGTATATTCATTATAGCTTCAGCAGCAACAATATGTCAAATATTTGGTTGGGTGGAATAGATATGCATAGTCCAATATTAGAGGCATTTGATATACCTCAATTACAGAAGTTCATATTACAGTATAAGGAATTAAAGAAAGCACAAGATTCTTGTAATTTCCTTAAAGCTCTATGGTATGATTATAAGATTGGTAAGTTAAAAGATAGTATGCGTAAGTATATAGCTAATGCTAATATTTATGAACTAATCTGTGGTATTGTAGCCATACAATTAGCCAATCCAATGCAATATGAGAATAAAACGAGTTTACCTCACTATAGCATTATACGTGAGCCTAATAGTGAATATGTATTATTTGAAGTAGATGATATAACTGAACAGTTAACAGTTAGTGCTGGACCAGCTCATCATATTCTTCTTAATAAGGAGATTGATGCTAAGGTTAGATACAATGTCGTATTAGCTCCAACGCTTCATAATACAAGTGAGTTCAATATCAATAGATATAACTACGAGAATCTAAGAGAGCATTTTGGTCATCCATCTACTGATCCTAAAGTGAATACTGATAGACTCCTTAGAGGATGTATTACTCATTTCATGGACTGGGTAATAACTAAATAAACCATATATTATATACGTGATAGGATATTTGGTCCTATCACGTATGTATTTATTATAAGGAGACTGATAAAAGTGAAAGAACTAAAAGTATTAAAAAGTAGAGATCTTATTAAACTTAGAGCTACAAGGCAAGTAGCTAATCAAATTGCCTGTATGATTAATAAAGTTGTACGAGATACACCTAACCATCTTAGATATAAGATTGTTAATGCATTAACCAGTTTATTTAAGATAGATAAGATCACTCATTTAAAAGAGGTTAAATTAAATCATCATGGTGGAGCTGATGTTGTACTTGGTACATTTGTGCCAAGATTTATGGATAATAGTCATGGATATATTTCTTTTAGCAATAATACAAAGAATATTAGTGAGTTTCATATTAGATGGAGATCTGAATCCATCGATTACTTATTGCCATATTTATTAAAGATTCGTAAGATTCTTATGATGAAATGCAATTTCAGTAAGAAAGAGTTACTAAAATGTGAATATAGTCCATTCATTATTGAATACGATGATGATGATAGTATTACTTTTGCTTCAACTAAGTATTATGATAATGACTACAATAAGTATAAGGTAGCATATGATATTTTACACAAATCTAAGATTGAATATTCTCCAAATATTAAAATTAGAAAAGATTTGATGAAGTTCTATTTAGATGATAAATGTGCATTCTATGTAGACACTACTAATGAATTGATAGTGACAAGAAAAAGTTCAAGTATTAATAGAGAGGGGTATATTTTTACTAAAAGAGAATTAACTAATTTTGTTAAAGGTGTTAAAGCATTAGGAGGAAGTATATAATGAACTCACTTATTACGTATTTGGATAGAAAAGATATTCCTAGATTGCAAACAATTGCAGCATTGTGTCAAGACATTGGTGGTGCATTGAATGATATTCTAAGAAGACATCAATATGGTGATCGTACTAGAATGAAAAGAGAGATATGCAAATATAGTAGATTCAGAAAGGATATCGATTTCAAAATCACCGAGGCAAGACTTGGTGGTAATTCTTCAATTACATTCTATCTAGTAATTGAAGAAGAACCAGATAGAAGTAAACGACCATTGATTAAAGTAAACTATAATGGTCTAAGACATTGTGTTGATCTACAAGTCGTAAATATCCGTGATATTAAGTTGATTGATATCATTGTTGATCTTAAAGCCACTAAGGAAATCCTTAGAGCAAGATATGATGCAGACAAATCCTTATTTGGTAAGTATACTCATTTACCAGCATTGGTTATCAAAGATGAGAATGGTAGAATTACTGAGTTCCGTCATGGTAGACCTGAACAAGACTCTTTTGATAAATTCTACTTCATCTATACTAAGCTCATTGATTATCCTGAATTGAGTGAAGCATTACCAAACTTTAGGGTTAATCGTAAAGAAAAGACAATTGAATACGATTGTCTTATGAAAGATAGCTATGGTTATGCTGATATTATCTCTAAGTTAATAGTTGGTGATGAACGTCCATCTAAATTTAGAACGACATTCTTACCAACTGGTAGAGACCTTAATAAAGCTATTAAGACCATTCATGAAAAGAATAATAACTAACACTAGAGGCAGGGGAGAAATTCTCCTGCCTTCTTTTATTTTTTTATTAAACAAATCACATTCATATAACAAGGGAGGAATAGTAATGGAAAATACTTTGTTATCTATACTGATAAAGCAGTTTAAAGAAAAGGATCTATCTAGTATTAAGTATGAATATACTGAATATGAGAAAGATAAAGCTACGAATGAATATATGGAAGCATTCTATAGCAATAAACTACCAGAGGGAGTGAATAGCTTTGATTATTTCTTACGTAATCAAAATATGATATTCCCAGTTAAGACATCTTCACCACTAACGTTCTTATGTGGGTTATTATATCTCTATAAGATACCAATCTTATTGGCTAATCTTAAAGAGATAATTGAATTCAATCCTAATTTGATTCTACATAACTTAACTTATGTGGATAATGATAAAACTCTATCTTGGGATATTGAATCTCCTCATATGGCTATTGTATATCAAAACGTATTAACAACTATTAACTTTGATGAGTATAATCCTAATATGGATAATCATGAGACCGATAGTTTAGTATTAGCTGTTGGGGACTTTATTTATAGAAACGTTAAAGCAGGTAACTTATAATGGATAAAACTTATGAAGAGCTTTTACAAGAGACTCTATCTAAGATCTATGAATTGAAAGACTTAGATAATAGAGATCGAGGTAAAGCGTTAACTATATTCATTGGTGAGAGATTGAATAGAGAATTACTATTAAGCTCTAGACATATCTTTACACTATATAAAGATATCATCAATTTAGATGATGTCTCTTTATTAACTGATCTTAGAAAGACTGATTGGTATAAAGATTGGTTTACTGATGACCGTAATAATGCTAATCTAATCAATCTATCTAGATTCAACTTTAAGACATTAGCTCGCTTTGAGAAAGAAGAATATCTTAGAGATGCAGAGCATTATGACTTTGAAGGAGTTATAGAAGTAGACTCTTATGGTCTATTTGATACACTAATTGAAGATAAAGATGTGGAGCTATTTAAGCTAGCAGCTGAGAATATCTTAATCAATCATGGATTCTTTCATAATACAGACTACAACTTCTATGACGTACCAGATGAATATATGGAAGATAAAGAAGTCTGTGCATATATGTGTTTACTTAATATAGGAAACATGGACTTTGTAGATAAGAAGACTCTAGATACTACAGTTCTATATAATATAGTAAAAGACCGTATATGTGGGTCTATTTACTTTACTCTATTCGATAGCCTAAATAAAGATACCAGAACTATTGCTAGGTAAACTTTATTTTAGCTATATATTATTTAGGTGATATCGAGCAATCGATATCAGCTTACCTTCCCCTATAGGTAAGCTCCTTTCTACTAAGGTCTTGGCGGGCCTTCACAGAAAACCCTATTAGCGCGATATTATTCTAACACACCCCGCGCAATCTAACATACCTCAATAACTAAATCGCCCCAGTGAGTTAGTGTACTAGACAAAGAAGTGTAACTCCCGTAAATAGAATGATAGCTGTCCCCCAGCTATTGTTTTTCTCCTTCTGACTAGACTAACAATCCTTATAACAATTACCACACTCACTGGACACACACATTATAAACTATATCAACATGAACGAAAATATGCATAGCTCCCTCTATGCACGATCAAGGCCCGCCAAGACCACCCCTTATATTTTTATTTTTTATTCGAAAGGAGATCAACAGCTATGAAATTGATCAATCCAAACAAACTCTATTCTCGTTACGCTAACGGCTTAATTAAGTTAGCAAAGAAAGTAAAAGAGGATAAACTATCCATTGGTTCCTATAAGGCTGGAGCTAATGGTAGTGAGATTACTTTTGTTGATGCAGTGAATGTCAACAATACTCTCATCTTATTTAAATTTATTGGTTCTGGATTTGCAGTAGAGATTGCAGTTATCCATGAATCAGATGATGTAGTAATGAGTATTAAATCTAATTCTATTATTACATTTGAATCTTATCATGCACTAGGTCTTATCCTTAACATGATGCTTGATGACTTAGGTATTGAAAGTGAGTATAAACCAAATGCTAGTATTGCAAAAATGCTACGTTCCTCATTTGATCAATATACTACAGTTAAATCTACTAGAAGATTCTCCAATGATTTAGTATTTAAGCGTTTAGATGCTATTGCTAAGTATGTCAAATCTGGTGGGGATGTATCTAAGATTAGTACTGGTATAGCATGGGTTGAAGTTAATAATGGTATTATTAAGATCAATGCTAAGTACAGTACTTATATTACTTATGACGTGAAATCCAATATCATTGTAATCAACTCTTCCTATAGCATGAGTAATACTTTAGCTATTAGTGATGAATTCGATCTACTTGGTATTGTTAAAAATATTCCTAAGGAGGGTAAATAGATGGAAGCGATAAATCAAATCGATCTAATAAAAACTACTCCTGAAGATCAACTTGAACGATTAAAGGCTATCATAAGACGCCATATGGCTGAAGTAGATGGTGATATTATGGAAGCTTATAATATCTCTCCAGTATTACTGGATACTTTTAACTCTATATATTTTGATAAGCTAAGAGTTGAAGTTATTGATCATGACTTCTTCCGTATAGTCTTATTATGGAATAGAATAGATAATGTTAAATTTAGTTTTGTATTTGATGATATGATTGAAGGGTGTGCAGTTCTTATGCCACCAAGTGAGTATAATGAGAATACGGCATTAGATTTATTAGATAAAACTGTCACCTTAGGTGAAAAGCTATTCATTGACTATGTGACAGTATGTGAATCATTTGATTATACTACAATCTATGATTCAGAAGATCCTGCGTTGTCTCTTGAAGATCTTAAAGAGACAGCAACTGCACCGAAAGTGATAACAGACTTCTTATCACACAATAATGCAGAGAAGTTTAAATCTATCGGTACAGTTATGAACTATATACAATTCATGAATGGTAATTCTATCTCATGTAATGGTAGAGTTGTACCATATGCAGATGGTGACCCAGATATTAACTACGTTTGTACGTATGTAAAAGATGGGAATGTATTAATTCTACGTACACTAACTACCCCTGAGATGGAATGTGATATTCTTACACTGATTGGTTTTAAAGAAGATAATTTTACTCCACTCTCTTATAGAGAAGTAAAGAAGTTATATAATGAAGCGGTAAGAGAGATCGATACTTACAATATGAATTCACTACCTGGAGTTAGACTATCTTAAGTTAGGAGAAATCATGACTGAAGAAAAAGCTAAAGAGATATATTTTGATTTGATGGATATCTTAGCAATAACTGCTATGAATCAGAATAATCAAGATTTTGATTTTAAAGATTATTTAAAAGAAAGAGGATATGAAATATGAGTTTAAGACGGGAAGTTACTGATACTAATGGTAAGTATCTAGTAGCTTTAATACTTTGGTCTTTATTTATTATCGTATGCTTCGGCATTGTATTACATATGGTAGCTAAACCAGTTGATAAGAAATACGATGCTAGATTAACAAACCTACAAGCAACCTCTACTATGTATGAAGTTCAGAGTATTACTGAAACAGACGATGGGGTTATTGTGAAATATAAAAAGAAAGGAGATAACTAATGGAGAAATTAGCTAATCAGTTCTTTGATAAAGTTATTGAACCAACTCCTAAGTGGTTCTTCTCTAAGCTTATCTATAAGTATAAGCTTAGTAAGTACTATGGTGAGTTGATTAATACATCTCCATCATATGCAATGATGAGAGAAATGGCAGCGTTTATTAAGATTGCAGAAGTATCATTCTTCTATCATAATACGAAAGATATGAAAGATGGGTTACCTATAACGTATTCAAAAGATGGATTCATCTATATTGAATTCGCACTCAATGATACTAACGTATGTACTATTGGTCTAAAGCAGAGCAATCCAACTATTACACTTAGTATTCTAAACAAACTAAAAAATGAAGTCATCTCAAGCATTAAGTTTAAGGATAGAGAGCTTGTAATCGATAATAAGATTGATGAGTATCTATTCATTAATATGCTTAATAAACTAATGACTTCTTTTGTTAACCTAATGAAGTATTGTAAGGAGGTATAATCAAATGGCTGGTAAGAAATACAATACAACTTTTAGACAACTACGTCAAATCTTAAATCTAATCAAAGACAATGCAAAACTTATTGATGTTGAATGGAGAAATGATAGAGATGACGTAGAAGATCCTATCGTATATTATGGTCTTAATGATGAAGAACGTGCTAGAATTTCTGGTATTGACTTCCTTGATCCAATCCGTCCAATCTATACGTGTACTATCTATACCACAACTGCTGATATAGAATACGTGTATAACTATAAATATGAAGCAGTATTATCTTTACGTATTGAATCAGAAGATCCTACAGATCCTGAAGCAATTGTACAAGATCTATTAGAAGATATTGCACCTAAAGGATATAGATTAAACTCTAAAGCTGATGATGATATTATTATCGATAGTGGACGTATAGTTCAATTCATTGATCCTAATGTGGAAGATGCTGATGAGTTTAGAGAATTCATCGATCTAGATTCCGAAGAAGCTATGAAGGATACATTAAAGAACTATGAGCGAGTTACATTTGCTGATGGTGACGTTGGTAGAGCAGTTCTTAAAGACAACTTAGGTCGTATTGAGAAGTCTATCAAGTATAACGTAATCAGATACCGTTATGCATCTACTGATAAATTAGCTCCAGCAGCTATTGATGATACTAAGTTCTATACATGCTTTGAAATGCTAACAAAATAAAACCATTTCCCAAGGGTCTACTATGATCCTTGGGATTTATTTTTTTACTAACGGTAAAACAGTTTAATAAATAAAATGTAAGGCCCTTGAAGGGACCTTACGATATCTTTTCTTTCATTTAGAGGAATATTATGAAAGACAATATTTTAACGGAAGCCCATATATCGGATATCCACTTCGGGGTATTTGATCCGGCTAAACAATATGAGATTCTTAAGAATCAGTTTATAGATAGAATCAGTCTATTAGACTTAGACTTGGTTTCAATTAATGGTGATTTATTCCACCATAAGTTTATGAGTAACTCCGATGCAGTTATGTATGCTATGAAGTTCATTGATGAATTAGTTCAACTGTGTCGAGTCAAACAATGTACACTATTTATATTACATGGTACTCCATCGCATGATGCAAATCAGACAAAGCTATTTTATAGATATATGAATGATCCATCTGTTGATGTAAGAGTAATTGAAACAATAAAATTTGAATATGTAAAACAAAAACGCATCCTATGTATACCTGAAGTGCCAGGAATGGGAAGGGAGTTTTACGAAAATGTGCTTTATTACAACTATTGTGATGCGGTATGCATGCATGGTACGATTAGAGGCGCTATATACGGAAAAGATAAAATTGACTTAGATTCACCGAGTCCGGTATTTGGAATGGAGAACTTCAAATATTCCATGGGACCAGTGATATCAGGTCATGTACACGTCCAAGGTTGTTATGAAAAAGACTTTTATTATTGTGGATCACCTTATAGGTGGTGCTATGGAGAAGAGCAACCAAAGGGATATTTAATTCTATTACATAATATAACTACGAGACAGTATTACGTTCACTTTGAAGAGATTCATTCTTATAAGTATGATACAATAAACTTTGATGAGATGATCAAAGATGATCCTCAAAAGATTATTGCTTTCATTAAAGAGAGACAAGCTCAAGGTGTTCATAATATCCGTATGGAATTTACTTTAGAGCATGAGAATATCAATATCTTGAAATCATTCTATCGGAATAATCCAAGTATTGCTATCAAGTGTGATTATAAGAATGATATAATTAGACGACAATCTCAAGAAGTACTTGAGCAATGTAAGGAGTTTGATTATATTACTGACAAGAGCCTTACTGAATTTGATATCCTAAGTAGATATATCAATGATAGTAAGGGATTTACTTATATTACTCCGGAAGAGTTGATCGAACTTCTAAAGGAGTGATAGCCTAATGTAAAGTGAGGATTGGAAATGGCAAAGAAAGATATAGGTAGTGGATATGTATTACCACTATCATCGATGATCTTGTATGCAAATTATATCTTAAAGACCATTCACACTTCCAACCGGAGTGTTTTGACAGATTTGCGGGAACTATTATCTATGATAGATCCCACCAAGAACTTTAGCGTAGAACAAGTTCGGGAGAAAACGTCCTACGTATTTCTAAGACAACTATTAGATGCTAGACTTAAGGGTTATGAGAATCGTGATATCCTTATGCAAGCAGCTATGGAAGGAATAGACCCAGATAATCTATTCCCATTAAGAAAGCTAGAAGAATCATTAGGTGCTAATGAGTTAGCTTTCATTGAAAAGAATATTGGTGAGCATAGAAATACATTCTATACCCAATCCATTATGTCTAATATCTATACTCAGTATAGTGATTATGTGACTTCAGATGAGACTCAAAAGTATAAGATCGTTAAAGATGTACGTAGACAGATCTCTGAAGTTAGTCGTAAGATTAAAGATAATGTAAGTGTTAGTAGTGTATCTGAATCATTATCTTTATCTGATGAAGAACAGTTTGAAGCAACTGTAGCTCATATGTATAATAGAGCTATGGATGGTTCTACTAAATTGAAGTCTGGTATTCAGGCTATCAATAGATCTTTAAATGGTGGATTTGAAAGTGATCGTTGTTATATCTATCTAGGATTACCTGGTGAGGGTAAATCTAGTACATTACTTAACTTAACTCTTCAAATCAAAGCCAATAATAAAGATGTGGTAACGAAAGATCCAACTAAACGTCCAACTATCTTATTCCTCACGATGGAAAATACATTGAATGAAACCTTGGAACGTGTATTTGGTATCTTAGTATCCGATGAAGACATTAGTGAATTCGGTGGTCATAAAGAAGTCATGAGACTATTAAAACAAAATGGCCTTGGAGTAACTAATGATTCTCCTATTGATATTGAATTTAGATATGTACCAAGTAACTCTGTTGATACAGACTACTTGTATACAATCTATGATGAAATGAATGCAAATGGACAAGAAGTAATCTGCTTAGTACAAGACTATATTAAACGTATTAGACCACGTGACTTTAAACTCATGGGTGGGGATATGCGTATAGCTCTTGGTGCAGTAGTAGATGAATTCAAAGAATTTGCAATCGCTAAACATATCCCAGTTATTACAGCATCTCAGTTAAACCGTGATGCGGCTAGAATAATTGATGAGGGTAGAAGAACAAACGAAGCAGATTTAGTGCGTAAAGTAGGTAGAGCTAACATTGGTGAATCTACTTTGATTACAGAGAATGCTGACTCTGCATTTATATTAGTTCCAGAAGATGCTGGTGATGGTAGACGATATCTTGGTATGGCAAATGCTAAGAAACGTTTTAAGAATCAATCAGCACCATTCTTCTATATCCCATACTCTAAGGAAAGACCTTTAGAGTTATTATGTGATATTCATCTATCTGAACCACTAACCAAGCTATCCCTTAATGAACTTAGAACTGTAAGTAATGAAACACAAAGCAACTCTAGTTGGAGTTCTTTGAAAACAGTAGATAAACCTAAGGAAGTTAGGGAAAGTGATTCAATTAAGAAGAAAGCAGATGCATATGGTGTTAGTCCTCTATTTGCTAGAGAACTAGAAGAGTATGCTAGAAAGAATACTGACAACCGTGGGGCTAACTTTGATGATACTAAAGTTATCTTAAAGACAAACCTACGGATGTTTAACGAATTCACTGACGAAGAAAAGCTTTATACATATACATTCCTCGGAGTAGATATACCAGAGAGCTTTCAGCATATGGTTAATGTAGTCCGAGATTTTAATATGGATAATATTGAAGATGGAGCTCCTAGAATAGTCTATACGAATGCTCTAGTCTATGAAGACATCGAAGACCTTTCTGGATATACACCAGCATTAGTTAATGATGTCATAGAATGGACTTGGAATACTTAATAGGTCTAGACTACAATGAGCCTAGACCTATAGATAAAATTATCTTTTAAGTTCATGGTTAGAATTGAATGTACGGATATTTCTAATATCAAAGTTATGTACATCAGCTAAGAATTCTTTCAATACCTTTTTAGATGGTAGATAGATATACTTCTTGCTGAGATTGAAGTCCTTTACATTATATAAGTCGTTGACTCTAAGTATTACATAATATAGCTCAGTATTGTCATATATATCATATGCCAACATCTTAGGTCTATATTTATACTTCATGATATCATCGTCTGATAAATGGACTCTAACACATTTAGCTTTCAATTCAGGATAGTAATCATCAGTTACTATATTGCCTACAGCGAACTGAATACGCTCACGTTCTTCAGTGAAGGACATAGTGGCATAGTCAGTACTAATTATAGGTTTATCATTGATGAATGCCTGAATACTATTTATAGTTTTCATCATAGCCATCGTAATCCCTTCCTGTAACTACGGGTTTATTTATATCTCCACCAAGGAAAGCTATAGTAAATCTAGTTCCAGGCGGTACGAATTTCGTTGGGAAATTTCTTACAACTTCTTTAGGCATTTCAATAAGGATATTAGATCCAGTTTGAACTTTGCCAGTTGTAAACTTTTGTTTATTGATAATATTTGGATTCTGAACTTTGCTTGTAGTCTTTACTGGAGACTTCATATTCATAGGATTAAGTGCTTGCACATAAAACGTTTGATATCCAGGCTCGTATTTATTACAAACAGAAGTTAGTATACCTACCTCGGTATATTCAAGACCGGAATCGGAATTATATTTATCATCCATTATTTAACACCTCGATTCATTATGCTACTATAATGTTTAGGGGTATGAGGAATATTTGAAATGGAAAATGCATTAATGTGTATGTGGGATACCAATGTAATTGGTGCCACTAACGCTCTAATAAGTAAGCTAGGTCTAGAAAAAGATTTCTATACTCGCAATATCTGTATTCCAGATAGTGATGGAGATCTTAGAGCCCTAGATTATAAAGGTAAATATTTTAGAATGCCAGTTGACTACTATGAGAGTGCATATGGTGATTCTATTATCTTTGACCCAGTTAATAATAAAAACATCATGAAGTTCTTATTTGATATCTTCATTGCAGAATGGGATGATGATAAGTACTATCTATCCAATTACTTTAAAGTATTTGGTCCAGCTAATGATCCAAGAAGTCAATTACACGTAATGATGTCTGATGGTACTCAGTTTACTACTAGAAAGTACTATAACTCCTCATTACAGTATATGGAAATCATTGACTTCATGTTATTTGGTGAAGCAAGATATAGTTACGAAGCAATAGACTATCCACCAGAGATAGAAACTAAGAAACGTAAAAGGAGATAATGATTATGGGATTTATACTAAACCCAGGTCAAGAGGCAGTTGTATCAGCCGCAGTTGAATGGTATAATAATTCATCTGAATTAGTATTCCAATACACTGGTGCCGCTGGTACTGGTAAGACTGTTGTGTTAAATGAAATAATCAAGCGATTGAATATACCATTTGATTCAATATTACCAATGAGCTATACTGGTACAGCAGCTATTGTAATGCGTAATCGTGGTATGACTAACGCTAAGACCATTCACTCATCTATATATGAACCATCTGAGGGTATTATGTTAGATGATAGTGGTAAACCTGTTATGGATGAGTACTTTAATAAACCTAGGACTAGTCTTAAATGGGTTAAGAAAGAGTATCTCCGTGATATTAAACTTATAATCATAGACGAAGCATCTATGACTCCAAAATCTATGGTAAGTGACATAGAATCATTCGGTATCAAGATCATTGCCTGTGGTGACCTTAATCAGTTACCACCTATAGGAGATGAACCAGGATACCTAACATCAGGTAAGGTCTATAGATTAGACCAAATTATGAGACAGGCAGAGCAATCTGGTATTGTATACTTAGCAGACAGAGCCATTAAAGGATTACCAATTCAATTCGGGTATTATAATAATGCTATCGTTATTCCAGAAGATGAAGTAACTGATAGAATGGTAATGAATGCTAGTGTAATACTATGCTGTAAGAATAAGACCAGAGAGCAAGTGAATAACTATATTAGACAAGATATATTGAGAATTAAGACTCAATACCCTACATTCAATGAACCATTAATCTGTCGTAAGAATAACTGGTCTATTGAAGTCAATGGGATTAATCTTGTTAATGGTCTACGTGGGTTAGTTAGAAACCATCCAGATATTACGTCTATTAGAAAAGACCTTAAGGAAATGACTATAGACTTCTTAGATGATGGTAATAACCTATTCCCCCAATTAAAGATGGATTTAGAATACTATCGTGCACCACAAAACCAAAGAGAGTTTCTCAAAAGGAACCCATATAATAAAGCAGATAAGTTTGAATTAGCTTATGCTATTACAACACATTTATCTCAAGGTTCTCAATATAGCCATGGTATCTTTATGGAAGAGTTTTTACATAGAGACATTATGTCTAATCTTATCTATACAGGCATAACTAGGTTCTCGAATTTCATGATATATGTAAAACCGAAGCCTAAATTCTTCTAAGAGCATATATTATAAACGTGATCCTAGATTATGTTTTAGTATATTATGCACAAAGGAGGAAACTAATTATGGATAACGGAAATATTTTTGAATTGCCACTTCAACTGGCGTTCCCAATTACGCCAGATGAGAATGGTAAGTTTAATGTAGACCCAGAAGATAGAATGTATACTCTCTTCATATTCTTCATTGATGGATATGATCAAGAGAAGACATTCAAATTTGCAATGGGTCAAACTGCCGTTCGTGAGTATATTATCGAGCATGTAGATATCATTGACTTTGAGAAGTCTAAGATCTCTTCATGGCAAACTCGACCATATGATTACGATGGCTTTATTTCATTGGTGCAATTCATGCACTATCTTGATACTATTGTAGATGAAGATGGCAACAAGTGGTTCCAAGATGACTTTGATATTCAATCTTATCTTGAGTCCCAAGTTGAAATCGATGGCATATCTGAAGTAGAAAGAGAGAATTATGATAATGCCATTCATATGGTTATGAATGGTTCAGTTCTTCAAGACATTAGTCGTCTTGAAGAGGAAGGAGACGAATACGATGTCTAATCAAAATCTAGATGCATTTACTGCGGCTTTCAATCAAGGTAAAGTTGACGCAGAAGCTTGGGTAGCTCAATTTACTCAAGCTGGTCAATCACCTATGATTCCGAAATGGAATGCAGAACCTCAAAGCCAAGCCGAATACTATTATAGACGTGGCTATCTTGATCGATTCAAAGAGATTACTAAGATTGATATCGAACAAGAAAAGAAACTATCTAAGAGAAACTCTACTCTTAGTATTCATAAGAATGGTAAACCTCGTCCTAATGCTATTGATCGTGAGATCAAAAAGTATGGACCTGATTTCCTTTCTAAATACGGTGATCGATTCTTCAATGAAGTTAAGAATCTATCTAACCGTATCTTAAATGATTTGGCTAATGCTAATATCAACGTTCCAGACTATGAAGAATACTTCAAATCTGATCGTCTATTAGATAGCCTTATTTCTGTAGCTCGTGCAAATGCAAACTACCATATCTTTACAAGTGGGGCAATCCATTTCTATGGTGCAAATGCAGAGCAGTCTATGCAGGGTTTATTACCAGAAAACTATGGTCCTATTGAACAACGCTTCTATCAGTATCACCACTCTAATGCTCAAATCTACAGCATTCTGCTTGATGCATTGGTAGAGTTCAAACAGTATCTAATGTCTGGTATCTTTAATCCTGAAAGTATTCACATCGCGGAATCTACTATCTGGAATAAGAAATTAACGATGTCCGCACGGGATCCATATGCACAGCGTAGATTATGAGATCTCTGATCATTTCTATAATAGAGCTAAGCATAGAGTGGGACTCCCAAAAAGAGGTGTAAGTAGACTAGTAAAAAATGCATTGTATGAAGGGATCTATGTAGACTACTTAGATCCTACTTCTAAGCTATATAAGCTTATGAAGTCCTTTACAAATAAGCATACCAGAAGCGATAGATTCGCTGTATATTATCGTCAGTATATGATATTATTCGAGCATCCCAACATTGCAGTAACTATACTGTATGCACCAGATAGTATTGTGAAATGTGCAAATGAATATTATAAAAGGAGAACTGACAATGGATGCAACACAGCTAAAAGCTTATCGTGATAAGCTAAGAGCAACCGAAGATGATATAGCAATCCGTTTATATTGTGATAATGGTATTATCATCGATGAAGGTGATATGTTTGTACAATGGGATGATGGTAATAACATGATCGTAGCAGTTAAATCTAATGAAGATCAAGTTAATCACCCAGGTGTAAAATTTAAAATCATCATCACTGATTTTGATATGGTCCAATATATGATTGCTTATTCTACGCGTAAGTCTATTCAGCCTATCGCAAAAGCATTCAACTATACAGACGATCAAATCAAGAACTTCATTAATAAATTTGATGATCCTGATTTACGTTCTTACCTCAATACTACTCCTAAAGAAGTTGTTGAGGAAATTGAAAAACAGAAAGCTGATCTTGATACAAAAGCTCAAATCGTTCTTCAAATGCAAGAAGATAGAGCTAAAGCCGAGCATCGTGTAACTGCACAACAAATTCGTGAACGTCAACAATAGTTCACTAAATCGATGATTAAAGGGTATGATATTTTAAAATATCATACCCCAAACATCTCGATAATTGTATATTATTAACGTGTATAACTACCACATAGGTTAGTTTTTATACAATCTCTTATTTAAAATATTTTAACAGAGGAGGGTACTTATGTATCAACAACAATTTGGTCAACAATTCGGAGCCCCTATGATGGGTGGTTATGGTTTCGCTGCACCTCAATTCGGTGCACCAGCTTATGGCAATGTAATGCCAGCACAAAGCATGTTCCGCGATGTTAAGGTAACTAATCCAATGACAAAAGAGGACTTGGAATTGTTAAAACCACAAAAGAATGAGTTCAATATGAACATCGATCCAGTTGATGTGGCACGAGCAAAGTGTCCACATAAGAACAATGTGAAATTGCTTATCAACCCAATCGGTGGTGGTAATATCGTAAAATGCTCCCAATGTGGTGCAGAATTCGATATGACTATCCGTTCTAAAGAAGATATCGAAGCAAGTGTTAATAACTTGACAAACTTCTTGGAGCAAATGAAACTTTATGCGATCAACTTCGATGAAGAGTTCTATAAGGACTACATGATGATGATCCCATTGTTGAAGAAAGCTCCAAATCTCTACGAGATGGCGGTTCAAAACTTCACTGAAGTTGTTAAACAAACTGGCAACACTCAAACAGTGACACCTAATGCTAACCCAGCATTCAACCGCTTTGGTTTCGATGCATACAATGATATCGTAAACGGTAACTTCGGTGCTCGTTACAACGTATATCAACAACAACAACCAGTTGCTCCTATGATGATGACTCAACAAGTACCTCAACAAGGTTACTATGATCCTAACATGGTAGCAGCTCAACAACAAGGTATGCAAATGCCACAACAACAACCAGTTCCTGGTCAAGTGTTTGGTGCATTCACTCAAGCTCCACAAGCCCCAGTGATGCCACAACAAGTAATGGGTAACCCATTTGCTAATGGTTATGCAGCACCTGCAGTGACACCTCAAATGGCAATGCAAGCTCCTGTACAAACAGCTCCACAAATGGCAGCCCCTCAAGCACCTCAAGCTCCAGCAGAAACTACAACTACTGAAACTAAGGTGACTATCTAAATAAGAAATTACCCCTGGTACAGCCCATAGGTCTTCAGGCCTATGGGCATATGCCTGTCGGTATTTTTTGATTATTTTGATAACAGCTAAGTAGGAGGACCCTGATATGGCATACACACAAGAACAGATCGAAAAGATCAAGTCCTACAATAAGCAAATTAGGACTATTAGTAACTTCGCTGAAGCTGTTAGGAAAACGGTAACTCAATACTTAGGGTATACTGGTAACAAAGGCTTTATCAATATGATTCGAGAGATCTTTCAGAACTCAGCTGATGAGCTTATGAAAGATGATAGCCCATGTACTGAAATATGGGTAGCATTTAGTGAACCAGACCAAGAATTCGCAGTACGTGATAATGGTCGTGGTATTCCACATGATAGTTTAATTCGCGTATTCACTTCTCAACATACATCTTCAAACTATGATAAGAAACCTGGGGAATTCTCCTCTGGTCGTCATGGTGTTGGTGCTAAAGTAACGAATGCGTGTTCTGAATATTTCATTGTAGATTCTTATATCCTCGGTGTAGGTAAACGAGCTGAGTTTAAACTCGGTGATGCATCTACTGCTAAGTTAAAGGATCTACCAACTGTTAAAGATAAGCAAGGTTCTACTGTTACGTTTAGACCTCATATACCAACTATGGGTCAAACTACAGTGACTTGTGAAGACGTATTACGTCTAATTAACTCATTAGTACCATTGCTTAAACAAGGTGCTAAGATTAACTTCATTGGCGAAAAGACTGATGGAGGTAAAGTTAAACAAACCATCATTAATAAAGATGGCTTGATGGATGGTCTTAATGCGATCATTAATAAACCGATTATTACGCCAATTCACTTCGGTGCATTACGTGATGATAAATGGATGAAAGCAGAGATTGTTTTCACCTTTGATTCTGCGGATGATAATGAAATCATCCACTCATACGGTAACTTTTGCCCTACAAGAGATGGCACTCATGTAGAAGGATTTCTTGCCGGTATGAGTAAATACTTTAGAAATTATATGAATAAGTTCTACTTACCTGCAAAGAGTAAGTTAACTATTACAAACAACGATGTCCGTGTTGGTCTTAGAGCAATTGTAACTTGCTCTCACATGGAACCAGAGTTTACTGGTCAGTCTAAAGAGATTATCTCTAATGCTGACTTAGTACCTTTTGTTAGAGATCTTACTGAAGCTAGTCTAGAAGAATGGGCTAAGCGTAACAATAATGACCTACAAAAGATTTGTAAGTATTTCAAAGATATAGCAGAAATCAGAACCAAGGCGGAGGGTGAACGTGCTAAGGTTAAAGTTAAGGAAGTATCTTCCATTAGCGGATTACCTAAGAAGTTCGTCAAACCAACTGGTAAGAAAAATTTAGAGTTATTTATCATGGAAGGTGATTCCGCTGTTGGTCCAGCGAAAAACAACCGTGATAATACATGCCAAGGTCTATTCCCAATTAGAGGTAAGATTGTCAATGTAATGGCAGCTACGAGAGAGAAAGTTGTAGCCAATCAAGAAGTAGCAGCAATCACTGCTATTATTGGTGCTGGCTTTGGACGTTCATTTGACATTGAGAAATGTAAATGGGAAAAGATTATTATTGCTACAGATGCTGATCCAGATGGTGCACACATCAGATGTCTTCTATTGAAGTTCTTCTTAATGTATATGCAACCATTGATTACATCTGGTAGATTATATGCTGCAGTACCACCATTATATGGTGCTAAGATCGGTGGTAAGATGAAGTACTTTACTGACCGTACAGCATATAATAAGTATCTACAAAAAGAATTCTTCAAGATTCATAAACTAAGCTTATCCAATAAGGTTAAGTTAACTGAGTCTGATGTAGTAGATTTACTTAATAGAAACACGAACTATATTCGAGATATTGATGCAATTGCAAACTCTTTTGCAATTGATGTTCATCTCTTAGAATACATCTTGGTATTACACACTCAAGGTATTGAACTTGGTTCTGCTAAGTTTAAGAAAGCTATTGAAAAAAGATACCAATTCTTGAAAGTATCTAAGACTGGTATTGAAGGTCTAGTTGATTCTAAATACCAAACAATCTACTTCAGTGATACATTCTTAAATGCTTGTAAGTATATTATCGAATGTATTATGAAGTCTCCTACTGAATTCGTAGTAGATGGAGCTAAAGTATCTTTATATGGATTGATGAAAGAGTTTGAAAGCTTGACTCCACCATCTGTAACTCGATATAAAGGGTTAGGTGAGATGAATGGTGATCAGTTGTTTAACTCCACTCTTGATCCATCCAATAAAGGCAACCGTGTATTGATTAAGTACACTATTGATGACGTTAAATATGAAATCGAGAAAATTAAAGAGATTGAAAACGACAAGATTCAATTGATGAAAGACGTTGACATTTCTCAATACGTATTCTAACTTCAGAAAAGCAGGTGAGAGAGAATGATAATTTATTATCAAGACAATCAGGATTGTATGTTTGCAGCAAACATCATCTACAATAACAGCGAGAAATTTTGTGATGATACATCCAATACAATTCTTGTTAATTATAAATACTCTCATTCCGACATTACACGTTTAGCTACTAAAGATCATACAGTTATTGTGTTGGGTGTAGGCTTCTTTAAGGATAATCCGAAGTCTATTGCCCGACTCACTGCTTTGATAGAAAATAGTAAGCGAGTGATTTGGATAGATGGTCACCATAATACAGGAGATCTCTCTAAGAGTGAATTTGTGGATAAGATGACTATTCGATATTACCCTAATATGAGTGTATCTTGGATAGTTCATTACGCATTACTTAAAGAGGAGTCTAACTATGTTGTAGATTTAGTATCTGAATTCCAAACTAGAAGGAATCCATCTCGTAATGCAGTAAATCTATATCTATTTATTATGACAGTATTCTCAGCTCCAGATGATGAAGTATGGACTACTATTTATAAGCAACCAGATATGATTAGCGAATTACTAGATATGGGTTCTGATATTTACCATTTTGTAGTACAACAAAATGTAAATCTGCTATCTCGTAGAACGTATACCCGAGAGTTTGAAGGTGTACCTATAAATATAATAAATACTAACTATAAATTCTTCTTACCAGATATAATAGAGAAGTTCCATGGACCAATTCTTTTCTGGTTATATGATGGTGAAGTTTATAGATACGTAATGTATGCTTGTAAGTCCGATATAGACTGTTTAGAATTTACTAAAAAGTATCATGGATATGGTAAGACTTATAAGTCTGTATTTGTATCCAAGACACCACTAGTATAGGAGGAATATTTAATAATGAGAGAATTTGCAAATGTCGATGATAAGTATATCGACTTTTCAGAAGATCTTACCATTATAACGCCTAAACGTAGTACTGAATTCTCAGCTGGTTATGATTTCTATGCTCCTAAGACATATATAATCAACCCAGGTGAGTCTGCAATTATTCCTACGTATATTAAAGCATATATGGAATCTGATGAAGTATTATTGATTGCACCACGAAGTTCTTTCGGGTACAACTATGATATGGTAATCAAATCAACTATTGGAGTTATCGATGCAGACTATGCTGATAACGAAGAAACTGGTGGTAATATTATCATTGGGGTTAAGAATAACTCTAATGAAGTATTAACTATAGAAGCTGGTAAACACTTCGCTCAAGGTATCTTTATGAAATACTTGGTTACTGATAGTGATCACTTATATCCTAAAAGAAAACGTAGCGGTGGTATTGGCTCAACAACTATTTAATTATTTATCTTAAAGGTGAAAACAATG